ACGGGTACAATCGAGCTACACCAGCCGTGTCCCGGGACGCCTTTGTGAATGGCCGCGACGACACCGTGCCCAGATGGGCCGCAAAATCCGGTTTTTGACGTCGACAAGTGCGACGTTCCATGCATTTTTCCGATACCGTCGGAAGACTGGCTGGCGGATACGTCCGTACCTGCTGCGCCGGGTGCGATCGCCGACTGTTTCGCTACCCCGATACCCTTGCCTTCACCCGATCCGCTGTGCCCTTCTATCACGATCGCAGGCGGAACTGGCGGTTTCATCCCTGCCGTCGTCGTTCCGGCCGGATCCGAGTACGCCTATTTTACGATCGCCAAAACGAGCTGCTGCGCCTTCGACCTGAACCTGGACTTCGCGTTCCCTTGCCCGCAGATCTTTTCGGGCGACAGCAACTCGTCGTCGTTTTCTGTCTCGTCTTCTTCCAGCACAGCACCCTGTGGTACGCCGCCGCACGCTGAGCTGCTCGTCGAGAAAGACGACAACTGCGTTTACCGCCTGCATCTCGACGTCCTGTTTCCCTGCCCACAGGGTCCGATCGGCCCGCAGGGCGCCCAGGGACCACAAGGTCCATACGGTCCGCAAGGTCCGATCGGCCCGTATGGACCACAAGGGCCGCAAGGGCCGCAAGGGCCGCAGGGACCGCAGGGACCGCAGGGGCCGCAGGGTTTTGGACCACAGGGACCACAGGGGCCGCAGGGTCCACAGGGTCCACAGGGACCTCAAGGGCCACAAGGGCCACAGGGACCGCAGGGGCCGCAGGGGCCGCAGGGGATTTCGATCCCCGGCGCCGAAGGTCCTACCGGCGATCCTGGTCCTCGCGGATTCCAGGGACCACGTGGTCCGAGCGGTCTGGACTGCTCGCCGCAGGACGTGCAGTGCTACCTGACCGCAGATTTGGTCGTTATGCTTCTCGGCACCGAGGATACGCACGGCGCCTGCCCGGAGGCACCTCCGGAGTCGCCGCGTCTTCCCGGCAGTACTGTCGTACCCTGCGCCACCGGCTACGCCTGGGCCGCATACCGTGTCTGTGGCCCGCACCTGATGCAGAAGGTGTTCGACACTCGTGATCTTCAGGCCTGGGCCTTCGATCTGAACGGTGCCTATTCGGCTTCCTGGTTTGCGTTCCACCCGGCCTTCTGGGACACGGAATCCGTTACCCTCTACACGCCTGATCCGCAGTCAGCCTGTGCCGGTGTGCGTTTCATGCACCCTGGCGTAGGAGCGCTCGAGTGTTCTTGTCCTCAGTGGTTCCAGGAAATCGACTACGTCCTGCTGACTGTCCGCTGGGTCGACTCCATGGACGCACTGCCGCAAGCCTGTCAGACTTCGCTGTGCCCGGATATCATGGCCAGTCGGCTGGGCACGGTCGAGAGTGTGACGCTCAAGCAAAGCCTGCTGGAAGAATGCGTCATGACCGGGTTCTTCCCGGGCGGAGACATACAGGCGAAACTTCGTTGGCGGCGGCGTAACCCGGACGACGGTGACTGCTGGTGGGGACCGGAATTCTTCGACTACTGCGATCCGTGCGCGGAATTCGGTGCATTCGACATCGAGTTCTATGCCGACGAATGCGGCTACTCTGGTCCGTTCTGGTTCAAGAACTACGTACAGGAATTCGGGCTGAAACAGCTGCTCCTCAACTGCGACACGATACCGGGCCCTGTGGCCGCGACGTCCGATCCGGTAACATCGGCTGCCTGCGGCAGTCTCGCCGAGACCATCACGTTCGACTGCGTGGAGTCCACAACGGCATCCGCGGACAGCAGCACCGGCGCAGTCTAGTCACGACAGGGCAGGAACCCGACATGGATTTCGCAGTTTTCATACTTGATCCTACGGACATCAAAACCGAACCGATCGCGACGCACGGCACGGTTTATGGCTGGGCCGTAAATCTCGATACCCACAGCGCGATTCTGTTCGTACGCTGCTGGCGGTCCGACCTCGCACGTAAACAAGGCTGCAAGCCTCTACTCGAAACGCAGGTCACTTTTTCGGCACAGGAGCAGGGCCCGGAAATCATCGAGCATCTGACGAGTGCGAAATGGACCGAGGTCGTCGCGATTCTCTGTGCCCGGCTTGCACCGAAATGACGCCTCTACTTATCCGCCACAAGGACAACAACGCCCTGGGCGACGTCATGCTCATGACGGCGTTGATCCGCGATATCCACCGGGCCTACCCGGGGCAGTACCGACTTTCCGTGCAGTCGAACTTCCGGAACGTATGGCGAAACAATCCGTACGTCGTTCCGAAAGAAGAAAACCCCGACGCGAAACGCGTCGATGTCGACTGGGGACGTTCGATCAAAACGCACGGGTACATCGACTGGCCGTCCGGGCGTACGCCGCGGCACATTCTCGCCTGGTACCACCAGACCTTCTACGAAAACTCGAAGATCCTCGTGCCTGTTACGACACCGCGCGCTGATCTGCACCTTACGGACGAAGAGCAGGCTCCGCTGGTGCAGGGTCGGTATTGGGTCATCGTCGCCGGCGGCAAGTCCGACGCCACCGTCAAACACTGGCACCTGCACCGGGCTCAGGAAGTCGTCGACAAGCTGCGGGCTCGCGGTATCCGCTGCGTGCAGGTCGGAGCGTTCGGCTCCGACCAGATGCATAAACCGCTCGAGCGCGTCGTCAACCTGCTCGGGCAGACGCCTGACGCCCGCATGATGTGGAACGTCGTCAAATACTCAGACGGCGTCGTCTGCGGTATCACCGGTCCCATGCACGCTGCCGCCGCGTTCGAGCGGCCCTGCGTCGTGTACGCCGGCGGGCGGGAAGACCCGTGGTTCGAGGCCTACACCGATCAGTACGGTGCGTTCGGCCCGGGCGCCGAATCCGTTCGTGTGCCGCATCGCTTTCTGCACACGATCGGCAAGCTGGACTGCTGCGCCACGTACGGCTGCTGGGCGGCGCGTACCGTGCCGATCCGGGACCAGCTCGATATGACCAGGAAAACGCGTAAGTACTACAAGATGTGCCAAAAACCAGTTTTTGGTGAAGGCATCGAACCGATCGCGGCCTGTCAGGACCTCATCACTTCCGACCAGGTCGTCGCAGCTGTGTTGTCGTACTACGAGGACAACACGCTTCCGCCGCCGGACGACCGTGAGCCGGTGTTCACCGGTCCGGTCGTGCCGCCGCCACCGCCCAAGCCGCCCGCGCCGGTTCGGATGAACCCGCCGCGTACCCTGCCTCGCGCCCTGCCGACCGGACTCGCTGGCCCGGTCGTACGGCACACGCCACGCATGACCGTTCCTCCTCGTATTACGAAGGATACTGCCCGAATGCCGAACCTCACGATGCTCCCGGTCCCCGAGCTGGACGACCCACGCCTCGGCGGAAAAATTACGATCTGTGTCCTGTGCTACGGACCCTATCCGGATCTTGCGGAACGCTGCCTGCGATCTATCCTTCTGACAGTGCCTCCGGACAGGATCGATTTGCGTATCGGCGCCAACGAGCCTTCCGCCCGCACGGTCGAGCAGATCCATGCTTCGCCGGCCACGAAGTTCTACATCCATGACACGAACGCCTACAAGTACCCGGTCATGCGGGAGATGCTGTACGACCCTACGGCGCCCATCACAACGAAGTACATGCTCTGGTTCGACGACGATACCTGGGTGAACGACTCGACATGGCTGCAGGTGCTCTGCCGCACGATTCTCGCTGCGGACGACAAGACGACCATGTTCGGGACACCCATGTACCATGACCTGAAGATGTACACACGCCCTGGCTACGATCCGCGGGACTGGTTTCGCAAAGCTGCATGGTTCAAGGGACGCAACTTCCGCAAGCGAACGAACTCTGCAGAGGACCCGGCCGGCACGATCATCGACTTCGCCGTGGGCTGGCACTGGGCCCTCCGCACGGACATGCTGAAGACCGGGATGATCCCGGACAGTCGACTGCAGCACAACGGCGGCGACATCACCATCGGCGAGCAGATCCACCAGGCCGGCTGCAAGATCGGAACCTGGAACACAGGCAAGAGCTACGTCGCCTGCCCGAGTAAAGCTGACGGCGGACGGCGTGGCTTTTCGCAGCCGTTCCCCTGGGCACTGCCCGGCTGATTCTGACGAGCGAAAGGCCTCGATGATTTTCACGCGGCCTTTCGCTAGATTGAAGTAGGGGGACGACATGAAGCGCAAAGTACTGCTGAAGAAGATGGTCGCGGATGCCCGGCTTGCGAACTACGGCGCGTACCGTCTCCGTGTCGAGATCGAAGACCTTTTCGGCGACTGGCCGGATGACTGCCTGTTCATCTACCAGCGTCGGCCGGCGAATGCCTACTCCGGAGCGAATGTCGATACGTTCGAGGCAGTCGCCGGTCCGTCGCAGCTGAGCGACTACCCGGCGAACGACCCGGATCCGGACCAGGGCTGGCCGAAGTACAGGCTCAACTACGTCCAGCTCGACCTGATCTCCTCCGTGCAGGCCGAGGAGGTCTATCAGCGAATCAAGGAATCCGTCGAAATTCTCGCGGAAGCCCTTGATCGTCTGGACACGTTTTCGCAAATCGAAGAAACTTGGGTGCCCTATCCTCCCACGGAAGACGAACTGTCTTCGAGCTCTTCGGCGTAAGGTCCGATTCATGACGCAGCGAATCCCGGTCATCGTGCTGGACGACAAAATTCTTCGACAGCTCGCGAGCGACGTTTCTTTCCAGAAGGACTTCGGCCTTCCGGCTATTCCCGTGAGCGGCAGCAAAACCGGCTGCAGTCCCTGCCAGCAGCGGGCAGCTGCCCGGCAGATGAACATCGAGCCAATCAAGGCCCGGCTGCTCTCCATGGGTGTCGAGAAGCAGATCGCTTTCAAAAACCGGCTGAACACGAAACGCATCGAGATCAAAAGGCTCGAAGGTCGAGAGATCAAGACCTACGCCTTCTGAGCTAAATTGTTCGGCATTCTGCGTCACTATTATGTGCAGATCAATTAGGGTCTACACAAAACAGGAGACGCGTTATGCGTACGACGGACACCGCGGAAGCACGTGCGGAATTGCGTGAGATGGTTCGACAACAAGCCAGGCCGGGTACTCCCTGGCAGCAGGCTCGCGCCGAAGTTATCTCCATGGTGACGGACCGAAACATGGCGGCGGAAGCTAAGCTGTGGCGGGTACGTTACCGGGCTGCCAGTTCCGAGCTGATGTATCAGCTTCGGCGAAAGATGGAAGCCGGCGGTCTCGCCCGTTTTCGCGGGCAGCTGCTGCAGGCCGAAGCCGCAGGCGGAAATCTTGTCGACATGGGTTTTCAAGTCGAAAGTCCTTATCTCGACCCTTATCGTATCGGGCTCGAGGAACCGAGCGATCGGTTCTCTCCTGAGCAGATCGTGGCCATGAACGCTCCTCGTCGTCCACGCCGGTGGCTGCCGGAGGAATCTATCTGATGAAACGTCTCCTTGCCCTTTTCGGTTTCGCGCGTGCTACGCGGGCGAACCCTGACACCCGTCGCTACCGGCGGGACATGACCACGAGCGACATGCTCGTGGTCGACACAGACACGGGACCGATACAGTTCCGCGTCGAAAAGCTCACTGCCACCAAAGCAGTGATCAACGTCCTACATCCTTTGGGCATGAACGTGCGAGCCACGTGATTGCCCGGACCGAGATGCGTTCCGCGCTCGATCGAAACCACAATTTCGATTCAACGCCAACGCATCTCGGTTCCTTTCTTTCCTGCTCGTTTAGCCTTTCCGCTTTCCTTAGCCATCAAGGTATTTCCGCTTGCCAGGTCCAGGTTCGTTCTTTAAGATTGTGCCGTCTTAACCTGGAGGAAAGAATGGCAGACAACTTACGTGTCGGTGAAGTGAAGATGTCGCCGGACCGGACGGCCGTATACGTCGAACTCATCGCGTCAAACTCGGTTCTGGCCGACCAGCTCGAGGACCTGTATAGCAAACAGGCATCCGAACTGGCCCGCCATGCAGCACTCAGCCAGGGCTTTCACGAGCGAGCGGCTGACGCCGGTTTCGCGATTCCGCCTTATGGACTTACGGTCGACGGACTACCGGTCGGCGAGGCTTCGGTCAACGGCGAACGCTTGCCGCTGACGCATCCGAAGAACCAGCTGCACCATTATCGCGGCGTGATCCAGATTCGATGAAGTTGCCCCGCGGGACAATGGCACTGACGGACGACGCGTTATTCCGGCTCGCCAAGGCTGTCGGAACCGATAACGTATTGTTACTCTATGTCGGTGACTGGCTGGCGCATCTGAACCTGTTTTCTGACGCCCAGCTTTATGATGTCCTGCGGTTCGTAAAACCCGCGATCGAAGTTATCGATTCGTTGCCTTCGACAACAACGGATACACCGTTGATTTTCGTCGCGGGTTACCGCTGGGTTGGCGTCTCAGGTCTTGACCGATTGTGGGACGCCAGCCTTGCGGAAGAATGCGATCGTTGCCCGCAGAGAGCCGTAACGCATATCAGCTGCGATATAATGGCGTTACGACTTTTCGCCCAGCAGCAGGAGCACACACACGATGAACTCGTCCGTCAAGCCGACGCCGGCCCGCCGCTACCAGTACAAACTGACCGGATCAACGAACGTTCGACTTGTGCACCGGGCTATGCTGCAGGACGAGGAGACGTTCGCGACGCCGCTCGTGCTTATCCTGCTTGATTGTTTCGGCACCGAAGCTCTGGACTGGACTCCGGAGACGATTCGCCAGGAACTGGAAGACGAATACTCGATCCGTCTGCCCTCGATCAACCTGGACAAGATCATGGCTGCGGTCCTGATCTTGACCACCAACTACTTCTACCAGGACGTCCGCAGCTTCATCCATATCTGCAACGTCCTGGCTGGAAATGACTTCGACCCAACGGAGTTCGACCCGGCCGACCCGTTCGAGATGATGCTCGCGATCAACGAAGTTTTTCTGCTGTGGCCACCCTCGGCGGAAAACGACGCTGACGAACAGTTCTCCGAAGAAATTCAGGAGTACATACGGCAGGTTCTCGACGTCGAAGGCGTGCTTCGCCCGATCGATGTATTTCAGGTGGCGATGCGCGAAGATCGATCGTCCCAGATCGCCGAAGACTATTCGGAGGATCCGGAGATGTTCGCTGCTGTGTTCAAAACGCAGCAGGAAAAGGTAGGCGAGCTGGGAGCTGCCTACCTGGAAGCGATGCAGGAGCTGACCGACCAGCTGGAGGATCTACCTCTCCGGAATGGTTCGACAACCGAGCTCGTCGCCCGGTTGAGGAAAGGTTCGCAACTGTTCACAGACAGTTACATGAAGGATAGCCCGCTATGAGACGCACGAAACTCTACTCTCTCTTGATCCTGGCTCTGACCGGTACCGCCGTCGGCGGCGAGGCTCCGGTCAAGACCGAAAAGGTCGTCACCCAGGCGGTCTGCACCACCGGTACCTGCGCGCAAGTGCCGGCAACCTACACGGTGCGGCAACGGTTTCTCGTCCCGACCACCGTCGAGACGACCTACGAAGTCAAGTCGCAAGTCGTCGTGCAGGACGAGCCGGTCCAGGCCGGCGTCTGTCGTCCTCGCGCGCAGCTCCGTCTGCCCCGCCTCCGTCTGTTCGGTGGCAGCTGCTGTCAGTAAGCTGTATTGGCGATCTGTCCATTCCCGGCCGGCGCAAACGCGTCGGCCTTTTCTATTGGAGGTTCTCATGTCTCACCTGACCGAAGGTTTCGCGATCACGGATATCGAAGCGATGCAACGCGTCATCGAAACGCAGTGCCCGGATCTCGAGCTCGTACGCAAGAAGGAATTTCGTACCTACACGAGCGCCGGCAGCACCAGCTTGCTGACCTACGTTCTTCCTGGTTTCTACCAGCTCAAACTGCTGCTCCAGATGCACAGCGACAAACTGGACATCCAGGCCATTTTCAGTCGAGCCGGCGTGCCGCTGCCTGCTCAGCTTGTCGACATCGAAAAGCAGCCGTGGACCGAGGCTCAGCACCAGAAGCTAATCGATATTCCCGAGTTCAAGACGGCGATGGAGAAGTTCTGCCGCAACACGCGGAACCAGGATGCCGAGTACGTCATCCGCGCGAAAGCGGGCGGCATGTACGAAATCGGGCTCATTCCGCACCCGGATCCGACTCGTGCCGGCGAGTATGCCGCGATTACGGATACGTGGGAATCCGCGCTGTTCTCGCTCAAGGGCGTGGGCGGTATCACGACCGACCAGAACGGCCAGGTCGTATGGGGTCCGCAGCTGCGTCAAGGTTACGCGGTATGTGCCGCGGAGCGTGCCGTCGCCCGGCAGGTCGCAGACCCGAACTCGCCGATCTACGACATGACGCGTGTCACGTTGCCGGACGGCAGCATCCGTATCGAAGCTCTTTCCCGCTGATCAGGAGGTTTCCATGTCCGACAAAAAAGTGCAGGTCACGATCGACAAGTTCGGCAACTCGAAGATCGAACCCATTGGGTTCAGTGGTGAGAGCTGTCTGAAGGTGTCGCAGCCAATCTCGGACGCGGTCGTCGGTAAGAAACCGGCTGTGTCCGAACACACCGCGGATTTCTACAACACGTCCGGCAAGATCGCGGAACGCGAGCTCAGCTGAATAGTCCAAAAACTGGTTTTTGCAGGAGGTAGCAGATGGACGTAACGCGTAGCGTTTTCAAACTCATTCGTGCCGGCCAGGGCGGCATCGTACTGACGACGGTCGAACCCGATTACTGTATCGGAGAGCTTCGCACCGCAGCCGCGGCAAAGGACGCGGCATGGCTCGAATTCTACACCTGGGGTATGGCTGACGGCCTGATCGACAAGAACGGTAACCCGTTCGCACTTCCATCTGCCGCTGCTGCTGCCGGTTTGTTCGGCCAGGGAGCGGACGTCGCCAAGGCGAACGTCCACTGGCAGCGATTCTCCCTCAACGAGGTGCTCGACTGGTTACTCAAGCGTATCCACGACGAAATCCTCGAAGACCAGCAGGCGAAAGCGAACGGCAAAACCCGGCCAAAAACCGCGGTCACGATTCTGCTTCGCAACGCGGATCGTTATCTCAGCGGCGAAAACCTCAACCTGATGCTGCTGTCTCAGCTGCAGCAGATGGTCGTAAAGGGCACGGAAGTCGGATTCAGCGTCATCCTGCAGACCGCTCCCGGGTTCACCGTACCGGTCGAACTCGCGGAGTACTGCGAATTCGTCGAGCACGACCTTCCGGACGAGGAGGAACGGACCGAGATCCTCATCCTGCAGGCAGGCGTCAAGGACGTGCACATCACTCCGGAGGTGCGTGCGGCTACGGCCGGGCTCTCCGGCGCCAAGACGGTGCAGTTCGTGGCGGAGGCCTTCGGCGGCACGCCACGACGCATCGATACGGCAGAGGTGTTCCGCAGAAAGGCTTCGTTCCTCGGCAAGAACGCCAAGCTCGATGTCTGGTCGCCGCAGTTCCAGTCCGAGATCAAACTTCGGCCTACAGCTGAAGCTCCGAACCTGGAAGACGCAACGGAGGTCGTTCTGCTCAGCGAGCGGACAGCGCTGTCGGACGAGAAAATCGCCGAAGGCGATGTCGTCGCCAAAATCCGGTTTTTGTCCCGTGCCGACAAGCAGCGACACACAGTCGAGCTGCCTGTGATGGCGAAAACCGAGTTCGAGCGGATCTACCGGCCGTTCCGCAACGAGTACAGCTTCGCGTCCGTAGTGGGTCTGCAGGGCGTCAAGGATCTCCTCCGGAACGCGATGCGGCCCGGCGTGCCGGATCGAGCCAGGATGCGTCACCTGCTCCTGCTGGGCGTGCCTGGCGTCGGCAAGTCAATGCTGCAGCGCTGCGCGAGCGGCGAGTTCAACATGCCGCTTACGGCCATGCAGAGTGCGAACCTGTACTCGAAGTGGCTGGGCGATACCGACAAGGCGTTGTACTGGATGCTGAAGACGGTGTCGCAGATCGGCGGCATCCTGGGTATCGACGAGTTCCAGCGGTTCCTGCCTACCGGAAACAACTCCGAAAACGGCACGGAAAACCGCGTGCTCGGCACGCTGCTCACGTGGCTCAACGACCAGAACTCCAACCTGGTTCTGTCCGCGGCGAACAACGTCAGCAAGCTGCCGGACGAAGTGACCCGATCCGGGCGTATCGACGCCCTGATCTTCGTCGGTTTCCCCGGGCGGGAAGCGAAGGACGCGGCCTGGGCGATGTACCGGGCGAAACACGAACTTCCGGCGGACTATACCCAGCCGAAAGACGAACACTGGACGCCTGCGGACATTCAGTCCTGCTGTCGTCTCAGCGAAATGCAGCAGGTTTCGCTCGAAGACGCTGCCAGGTGGATCACACCGTCCTATCGCAAGAACAAGACGCAGATGGACGAGCTGATGCGCTGGGCAGCCGCTGCCGGCTGTATCTGCGCTGAAACGGGCAAACCCTTCAGCGTCGAGGCGTCGCTGGATCACGGTGCCTCGAACGGCGTGTCGGTCTCCCGCCCGCTCAAGACGAAAACCCGACGGATCATGCCGGAAGCGGACGACGCCGCTTCGATGAACTGATCCTCCTGCCGCAAGGCGCCCTGTAGCCAGGGCGCCTTTTTCTTTACCAGCGAACATTCGACGAAAGGGAAACATGTCTACCAAGCTCTGCTCCGTGGATTACACCGTCGGCTGGATTCCTGCCTCTCTGAGCCTGACCGCCGCTGACAAACAGGTGCTGGCCACGGAACGTGGCGTGGACCCCAAGCACACTCGTGGCTCGTATTGCATTCTCGGCGGGCGCAGCGACCACCCAGTCATCAAACAAGGGCTTGCGCTCCGCGAAGCCCTGTCGTCGCTCAAAGCCAAATACTTCGTGCCGGAAGCGATCGGTGCCCGCACGGCAGCCGGGTCCGAACGAGCGACCGTCCGCTACGCGCGTAGCTCCTACGTCATCGCCGAAGACAGCATCGAGGCGTTCATGCGAGAGTTCGATGTCGCTCGGCCGCAGTATCTGCAATGGGCTACGACTCTTTGCGACACGGCAACGTACACGGAGCTGAAGGACCTGGCTCGCAGCACATGCGGCGCCAGCTGGTCGGTGCTCGAAGCGAAATACCCGTCGCAGGCAGCGCTGCTCGACTCTGTCTACTGCACGACACCTGCTCCGTTGCCGATCTCCCGCAGTGCCGATCTGTCCGGACTGCCCGAGTCGCTGCGCGAGCGGCTTCGTGCGGAAACGGAAGAACGGCTGAGCCTGACGACGCAGAATATCGAAGCGCTGCTGCTGACCCAGTTCCGGACGTTCATCGAAGCTGTGCGTCGCTCGTGCGGCAACGTCGTGGAGGTCCATCCGGATCCGGCTGGTCCCTGGGCGGAGTACGCCGACGCCGCGGTCGTCGAGCTGCGCGACAACGACTACGATCCCATGCAGTACGACATCACGCTACGCAAACCGAACGAGCGCCGTACGGTTACGCTTACGCTTGCAAAAGACGTCTACCTGGCCGATTTCAAGCCCGCCGAAACGGACGAATACCGTCGGCTCACGGACTCGACGTTCTCGAATCTGCTGGACGTCACTGCCAAGATCAGTCGATTCCGCAACGAGTTACGGAATATCGACGATCAGGAGTTTCTGGCTTCTTTCGCCCAGGATATAGAATCGACGTTGCAATCGTATGGAGCCACGCCGGCGAGCATCGTAAATACACTGCGAGACAACGCAACCCAGCGTGACGAACTGAAGCGAACCTTCGACGGGCTGCTCTCGCAGCTGCAGGAATCCGGTACGGCTACACGGGCACGACAATTTCACACACGACGCAGGATCATGTTCGACGAATGACGAACGAACCCAAGAAAATTTCGATTTTCATCGATTCTGTCGGTACCATGCGGACGATCGAACCCGAGATGGCGAAGCTCATGGGGCTTCGACGCGGTCCGCGCTTCAGCTACATCGAGCCCGCCAACCGGCATCTTCGCCGGCTGTACATGGCGATCCGGGCCCGGGTCTCCGACGACTCCTTCGTCGCTGCCTGGACTCGGTTGTGGCCGGTGCTCTGGCGGGTTCGTGTCGCACACTCGACTCAGATTCTCGGTACTTACTGGTCCAGAAAGGCAGCTATACGTGGCGAAAAAGACTTCTTCTCGACAGGTCGTTGGATTCCCGGATATCTCAACGATCACACTCAAAGCTATGCATTCCCTGATCGAGAAAGAGATGAAGGTCCGGAAGGATCTGAACTACGGTAAGGATGAGATTCCGCCGGGCAGCTACTCGATCGACGATGTGCTCCATGTCCGCGCGAACCTGACGAAAGCACCGGACACCGAAGTCGCGGAACGCTTCGATTACGGTGCGATCGTTCGCACCGTGCTGCTGCTCTATGCCAGTCGTGTGCAGGGCGGTGCGGCCTGGCTGGAGCTCCTGTTCGGCGACGGCAGCGAATTCATCGCTACGTTGTGCACGCCGGAGAAGCGGAAAGCGGCCGAAGCGTTTATCGACGCAGACCTGGCGGAACGCTGGGATCGCATGATGCGGGTCAACAAGGAGCGGATCGAGATGCCGCTCGTATCTCGTTCCGGTACGGCATCCGTCGTCGGAACGATCGCCAAACACGACGAAACATCGGCGTAAGCCGACCCAATCTTGGTGGCAGTCAGTCCGACCACCAGGCGCAAGTCGGAGCGACATGGTAGTCAATCCGGCAAACGACTCTCTCTAGGACCGGAGCCCGTAGCTCGTCGCTGCGGGCTCTTTTCTTTTTCTACGGGAGTGAAAACATGGTTGAAGAACGCGTGACAGAAACGACAAAAGACGTACTGGTTCCCGTCCACAAGACACAGGCCATGATGGTCATGAACAACCCCTGCCCTCGCTGCAAAAAGGAAGTCTCGTTTCGGTTCCACGTGAGTGATCCTTTTCTGCATTGCCCGTCCTGCGAGGCGCAGATTCTACCTGCGGAGTTTGCCTGACCATGAAAACCCGATATGTAATTTCCGATCTGCACCTGGGACACGAAAGACTACTTCAGACCCAGGAAGATCGGCCCGCGATGCGGCAGTTCGCCAGCGCGGACGAGATGAACGAACGGATCATCGACAACTGGAACGCGATCGTCGCGGACACCGACCGTGTGTACATTCTGGGCGATATCGCCATGCAGCGGAGGTATATCCCGCTGCTGGGCCGGCTGAAGGGCCGAAAGAAGCTGATCAGGGGAAATCATGACATCCACAAGTTAAGCGACTACACGCCCTACTTCGACGACATCACGGCCTGTGTCGTGTACGAAAAACGATTCCTGCTGACGCACTTCCCGATCCACTCCGGCAGCATCGACCGCTATCGGCTCAACATTCACGGTCACCTGCACCGCAGCATCGTAATGCTCGACGGCAAGCCGGACCCTCGCTACGTCAACGTCTGCGTGGAGCAGACGGATTACAAGCCGGTGAATCTTGACAAGATCATCGCCCCGTATCGGGACTACAAGCTGCCCGCTACGGCGAACGGATTACCCGCAGAGTGAAGGAGCACACGATGGATCCACAAAACCCGGATTTCGGCACGCTCGCATTTACTGTGAACGTCGGCGAGCACTTCTTCGTCGGCGACTCACGCGTGTCCCTTATTCGCATTTCCGGCAAATGCGCGGTTCGTGTCGCTGTCACCGCGCACAAAAGCGTACGAGTCGATCGTGCCGAAGTGCGTGAGCGTCGCCGGCGCAACAAAAACTGACCAGGAGTGAACCATGGGGGTCGTACGCGGCAACGCGAAACTCGGAAAAAGTATCTACCACTGGTCCATTCCTGCGGACGAGCGTATCTGCCACACGGCTTCCAGCCTGTGCGCGGATCTCTGCTACGCCCGGCGAGGACACTTTCGCCAGAGCAACGTAAAGAACAGTCTCGAGCAGAATTACCTGCGCAGTCGGCAGCCCGGCTTCGTGCAGTACATCACCGACGTAATTCGCGAAGAGGCGATCGCCGTCTTCCGGATTCACGCCAGCGGCGAGTTCTACTCTGCGTCCTACATACGCAACTGGATCAACATCACGCGGCGGGCACCGCGGACCGAGTTCTTCGGCTATACCCGATCCTGGCGTGAACCGTCGTTCATCCCGGCCCTGACAGCACTGGCTGCCCGGCCGAACGTCCGGCTCTGGCTGAGCTCGGATTCCGAAACCGGTCCGCCGCCGGAGATGGAGCACACGCGGACCGCCTACATGCAGTCCGAGCACAGCGACGCTCCCGCCTTCCCGGTCGATCTTGTCTTCCGGGTCAAGCGGAATGTGGTCGCAAAACGTGTCGCCGGCGTTATGGTCTGCCCGGTGGAAAATGCCGTAACTCATACCACCTGTCAGCAGTGTCAGCTGTGCTTCCGTGCACAGCATCACCTGGATCGAATCAACGATTATCAGCGAACCGGTTCTCTGGCAGTCGTCTCGTAAGCTGCACGGCCAGCTTCTCGAGCTCGTTGTCCGGGATGGCCAGGGCCCCGCCGGCCTTGGCGAACTGCGAGTGCTCGCCAACCTCGGACATGAGCTGCTCCAGCTGGCGGGCGCTCGCACGTGGCAATGTCTTGGCGAACGAAGCGAACTTGTCGCCATCCACGGCAAAGCCCGTACATACCTGGTTCGCGACATCGGTACCGAAGTCCGCTTCAATCATGTCGCGGGACAGCTTCTCGAACTGTCCGTTCGCGTAAGTTGCGTCCGTCGACAGCGCACAGAGCGCCGCGACATCAGCTGCGACCTTGCGGTGCGTGAGCCCGAACAACACTTCTTCCGGACGCTTGAGCTGTTCGGAGTAGTGCGAACGCAGCCCGAGCATGTCGTCGATATCCTCGATGACACTCGCGAGCTTCGTCGTATCCACTGTCGAGAGGAGCAGCTGCGGCGTCTGCCGGATAAGCTCCGCCATCTTCGTGATCTCGGCTCGCTGGCTGGCCTTCTTCGCGAACGAGGCGCGCTGCCGGATCGCCGTGTCCAGGGCGTCGACATCCGGCAGACCGTTACCCGCCTGCATGTCGAGGAAGTGCAGCTGCTCGTCCGACAGACCGACGCCGACCGTGCCTGCCTTTTCGAGGATGCGGGAGGCTACCTTCTGTCGGTCTTCGTAGATCATCTGGTCGCGGACAGATTCGAGCCAGTCTGCGGCCTGTTTGATTTCTTGCGCTGTGCGTAGTGGGTAAAACCGTTGCACGCCCTGCTCCGGGTTGTCCCAGATATAGGCGAAGTCGCTATCCGGAATCTCTTCCGAAGCGTGCAGTGCCGCGGACTTTTCCTGCAGACTGGCCAGCTCGGTCGTGATGCCGAAGTACTCGGCGAACTTCTGCAGCCGATCAGCTACGTAGGCCCTCCGGTCTTCCGGAAGCGTCGCCTTGTGCTCCTGGAAATAGAGGCTCGAAAGCCAGGTTGACGCCGGCGTGTGGCAGGCGAACTTTCGTTGCCCGGCGTCCGCGTAAGCGTTCGACACGATATCCTGTTCACCGAGAAGGTCGTCGACAGCTGCATTCTTGACAAAGTCCGGGAACTCGTACAAGCTGGCCAGACGCATCAGTTCCGCGCCGGTCGTATCGCTTGCAGGATCGAGAATCGCTTCGTGAGTCATTCTTTTCGTCTCCGTGCGCTACACCAGATGTTACGGCTTCCGACGTTAGCCCCTTTCCTGGGGCTTGGAGTAGCGGCGAATCCTGCTGTCAGCGCCGTCTGTCCTTATTGCCGTGTACGTGCGTGGTACACCACCCATGATACCGGAGCAAATGCCGTTTGGCACTATTGTGTAGCCTGCGGCAAGTCCGGGCACATGCTGGACCTGCTGAGCCACAGACAGGGGCTGAACCCGAGCGAGCTGTTCCCTTTTCTGCGAAACGAGCTACGGCTGCCGATACCTGCCGCGATGGAGCAGGCGTACAAAGACTACCGGCGTACGATCCAGGCGTTCGCTCTTACCTTCAGAGAAGCACAGAAGGGGCTGCTCGCTCCTACGCAGAAACAGCGTGAGCTCCTGCGTAAGCTTGGTCTGCTCGCTTCGACGCAGCTCAGTTCCGAGCGGTGGTTCGAGGGCATGTGCCAGTTCTGCGGCATCACGGACCTGTCCGTGCTCCGAAGTCGCAAGCTGCCTGTGCCTGTTCGCGGTGACGCCTCATGCGTCGTCGTGCCGTTCTGCGTCGTGCCGGGCTTCGCACATCGGCTGCACTTGATCATGGAAGACATGACCTGGGATCTGACCGCTGCCGAGCTCGTCGATCCGACGTCGCGAGACAACGCACCGGCCTACGCCGGAATGCAACTCCTGCACAAGAGCGACGCACGCTGGTTCGTAGGCACGACCATGGTCGACATGCTGTTGCGAGCGCAGGTTCGCCGTCTGTCGACGGATCCGGACCCGTTGCCGATGTTCGGCTGGACGGCCAGGGAAGAAGCGGTTCACCTTCCAGATATCACGCTGCTGCAGAGTCGGCCTGTCGTGCTTTGGGAACGGACGCTGTCGCCGCACGTGCTTCAGCTGGCGGAAATGCTTGGCGCCAAGATCGCTATCGGGCGACCGGACACCCCGCTGGAGCCCGGACGTTCCTTCTCTCGTACGATGCTTCGCTCGTTCGTTGACAAGACATCACCGTACGATCTGTGCGACAAGCTGCGGCAGCATGCCTTGGCGCCACGCAGCGTGCTGTGGCGGTGGTGGGGTCAGGCGACTGAACCGGACAAGCTCCGGATGTACGACGCCTGCAAACGGTTCTCTGACACGACAGCGAACATGGTCCGCAACCTGCCTGGACGACCGCACAAGGTCCCGCGGCCGTGGCAGCCTGTTCGAGTCGGCAAGGGCAGTTACACGGTACGCAAGCACCAGCTCTACGACGCGGAGGGTCGTATGGTGTCCGCCTACACGTTCGATATCCGTCGCATCGTCTGGGTACGCGGTAACCTGTTCTGCCTTGTCGGCAAAGTTCGCTCGCTGCGCAAGGTGTACCACCTGCGATTTTACGCCAGGTACACGAACGCATGGCAGCCGTTACGAACCGGAAACCTTACTGCTTCGCTTCTTGCCGCCGGGCTCGAGACCGGCGCGTTCGCTGCCATGCCGGCGAACAAGCTGTTCAAGCTTCTCACGTACGTAAGCCTTCGCACGCGAAAACCGCTTACGGAACGTGGCACGAATGTCGCCGGCTGGCGGAAGAACATCTTCTGGCTGCCTGACTGCCGTGTCGGCAAGGGCGTGCGTCCTCGACGCTATAACCTGCTTCCCGGAGCACCAGGTTTAAGGCAGGTACCCTCGCAGCCATCCTTCGGCCGCGATACCTCCGGCTACCGAGCTGAAATTCGTGAACTTTATTGGTCGCTCCTGTTCGCCCTGTGTGTGCAGGCTACAGCGCAGCGAGCAGGACCGCTGCCCGGCGGCATCGTTCTGCGCGATCCACCTTCCACGCTGGTGCGTACTTTGCAGAAAACACTGGCTCTGCAGATACCGTCAAAAACCGGTTTTTGGCCGCATGACTGGCCCTACTTCTACGCCGATCGCGCGGCATCCTCCGGGAACACAGCGCTTTTCGTCGCGGAAAAGGAAGACGACTTTGTCGCTTCGTCGGCTTTCTGTCGTGTGTTCTTCCAGGATATTCCATGGATTTCCACGGATTTCCACGCATCGCTGGTATCGTCGCTGACGAGCTGGTTGGCCTGGTTGTCGGTTCGACCGCGTGTAGCTTCCTGGCACGAGTGCATAGCAGTCACGAAGCAACAGTTCGAGGTCTTCTGCCCGGGCTCTACGCAGCACCTCGGCGCTGTCGAGCTGTCGGATCAGTAAAGAAAAGTGGGCGGCGTGTTCAGCATGTCGAACTCGTCGTCCGTCATGTCGATGTCCGAGAACTGCGCCAGGTTCGGATACTGACCCTGCAGGGCATAGAGCATGAAGACGCCGATGTTCACCGCCTGGGCGAAGTCGTCGGGTCCGCTCGGATCACGCAGAATCTTGTAGGACGTGCGGCCGGAGCCGGAGTCCTTCTTGTCTTCGATTAACCGCATGAAGTCGTGCAGCAGACCCGGGTCGTCGACGCTCTTGTAGTCGTAAGCGAAGAACTTGACGATTCCGCTTTTGATGAACTGGCACAGGTAGTTCAGCGCACGCGTCTTGTCCATCGTGTAATGCGGACGCGGGTGTTTGAGCGTAGGCGGCTTGAAGTTGACGATACCGAACTTGGCGGGCCCGACGTACGCGACCGGAAGGATCCGAGTCATCGGCAGCCCGGCATCCTTCAGCAGGGTCTCGCGCACGACGCCGGCGCCGGAGTAGTCGTGCGCGACGTGGCTGGCTCGAAACTCACGCAGCAGCTGCAGGGTGATGTCGACGTCACCGCTGTGGTCGTTCGGCTCCTCGTTCCTGCGACCGAAGATCACGTCCACAGTCAGATCTGACTTCAGACAGCAGACTGCGTACGTTGTGTACGACTGCAGCTCGAACTCGCTTTTCCCGCGGTTGACGCCGCCGCCACCCCAGTCCACCGCGATGATGCGGTGCAGGTATCGACCGAGCGGCGCCTTCTTGGCCTCAGCCAGCTCGCAGGGCCAGGGCAGGCAGGCGGCTTTCTTCACGTCGGACAGCGTCACCAGCCGCGAACCATGGTCGTAGGACTCACCTGCGACTTCGTTCATGAACGTGACACGCCTGCGCTGCTTGTTGAGCAGTATCTTCCACTTGTCCGGCCGTGCGTAGTGCATCGGCATGATCGTCTGCGGAACGTGGTACCCTGCGAAGTCCCACCGGCGGTCACGGAAGCGATGCTCCCAGCGACCGAAGCCACCCTGCGACGGTGGACGTGGTCTCAGCGGTTTGCGGCACTTCGCGCAGACCAGACCTGGCGTTTCTTCGGAGATGTCGTCGTGGTGCGGGCCCAGCATCGCCTCGAAGTCGTATTCGAGAGCCGGTATGTTCCAGTGCCCGCAACCGCCGTGGTGGCACTTGATGACCCATTCGGCCATCGAGCTTTCGGTCCAGAGCTTCTCAAGCGTGTTGTCGAGCGACAACGGCGTTCCGGAGTACTGCTCGATACCCCAGTCCAGTGATGCCGCGATCGTTTCCTGTACGATGGGCAGGAAACCGATGTCGAACCCCTGGATTTCGTCGATCGCCAGCTTGTCGGCGCTGATACCCCGCGTACGCTCCGCATCGAGGTACGCGAACGAAAAGATCATCTGCGAGTAGTTCGAGAATGTCTTCTGTAGAACGCTGTTGTTCTCGCCGGAGCTCATGAACAATTCGCGAACCGGGCTCTGTTCGATGAACCGCCCGACGTAGTTCTGACTGAACCGGCGCACCTGCTCAAACAGGGGCGTCAGGTACAGAGTACTGAAGTGCGGAATCGTCGTGCTCTGCGTGATCCCCTGGGACGCGAGCGACGTCGATTTCGACACCTGCCGACCCGTCTTCAACAACGTTCTCTTCGGCACCTTGGTGCGGAAGAACGGATCGAACGGGTAGTGGTTATCCAGGATCAGCGGCTTGCCCTTGATGGACAGCAGCAAGGGCAGATACGGTTTGATGGACAACGAACCGGCTCGGATCAGCTTGTTCGACAGCTCTTCCATGCCGGAGACCAGTGCGGCGCGTTCGTCGCGTTGCCTTGTCATCTGGCCAGGGGAGAACTTAGCCACCGAACCTTGTATCGAAGCCATATAGACACCGTAAGACTTTGCATGGCCGCAGAGTGTGTCACCCCGGGCAGACGTTATCATGGAGGATAGCGGATTGCCCTATCGCTGTCATTCGCGGAGTACGACCGGATGTCTTCCAGCAGCGCCTTTCATTTCATGGCTCGAAACCACCTCCGCGGGCACAACATGCCTTCTCCGAGGTTCGACGTAGGGCAGGCCAAGGTTCACAGGCTTCCGGTCACGGACGGCCTGGCGATCAACGCCCTGCTCCTCCATGAAGGCGCTCCGATACCGGATCGCATTGTTCTTCCAGATTGGTCTACTCCGACCGATTCGGAGGATTCCGCAAGTGTCTCCTAGTAACGCCATGTACGTTTTCGGTCTGCTCCTGTACTCTCTGTGGCTATGTGCGCAGGGTTCGGTTTCCATGGGCCTGTGGCTGCTTGTCGGCGCATACGGTCTGTGGAGAGCGGCAGGAACATGATCAGGAAACTTACGGCATGACTTCGCTTCTCGTAACTGCTTTGGCTACGTGGCAAATCGTCGAGGTGTGGCACCACTCTCTGCTCATGGCTCGACCTCGAGCTGCGGCAGAGCTGTGGGACAACAAGCTCGGCGAACTCCTGTCGTGCCCCTGGTGCCTGTCCGTCTGGGCTGGCGCCGCGTGTACGATCCTCTCAGCGTTGCCAGGCAGTTACGGAGCGGCGTTTTCGTTGCTGGTACAGGCTCTCGCGGCGTCACGGCTTGCAAACGTCGGTAACGATGTGTTTCATGGGTACTGCCGTACCCCGAGATTCACGCTACCGGAGCTCGCAGCCGATGTCCGAATCGACCCAGAAGAAACTGCTGTTTGACGAAAAACTGAACGCACTTTTTCGTCCTGTGGCGAATACCGCCTTTACGGCGGTCGACGAGTTACGTTCTGTCGTGATCGTTTACGACTTCTACGACAAGCTCAACGACGCTCCTGGCGTCAGTAAGGGCTTGTGGCTGTCTGCAGACGGGAACGATCCCCGTCCACCCGACGCGATCGTCGGGTCGATGCTCAACACGCTCCAGTGTGTTGCGCACATGCTCGACGACGCATTTCACCTTTGCGAGGAAAAAAAGCAGGAGCTGGTCGAAGTGTCTCGCCAGTTGCTGGAAAAACGCAAGGAACTGTCCGATGCCGAGCGATCCACGGCAGGAGCTCCTCAAAAAGCTTGAAGCCAGGATCCGGGAAGCGACGCAAAAACCAGTTTTTGCGTCTCCACCCGGCACGAAAAAAACACCATCGGTTCGTAAAAACTCACGCAAGGAAGCGGACACTAAAAAGAAGGTAGGCAGTACTGACGGCTACCCTGACGATCTGGCTTTGGCGTGGATCCCCAGGGTAAGCACGACGTACGTCTGTGCCTCCTGTCATAGCCGGTTGCCGGGCGGAACCCGGCACTGGCGTCTGCTCTCGAAACGCTCGCGTACCTGGTGGTGCGCGCGCTGCATGTCCATCCACTGCAGTTATCCGCTACCGGAGAATATCCCTCATGTCGAACAAGGTCGTCCGCGCAGAATCCGGTCTACGATTCCGCAACAACCGCGGTAATCACTGCCTGCAGCTCAGTATCCAGAAAATCAGCAACGGGTATACACTTAGAGCCGGTGCTGCACCCGTCTACTTCCCCTCTCTCCGCGTTCTTTCCGACACATTGGCAACGGAACTCCGTAGGCTCGAGGAGAACATGGACACAACGAAGGAACAAGTCGAATGAAGCTACCTGACATCTACATCACGCCGCTCGAATGGGTCCTCGCGGGCGTGCTGCTCGTCGCGATTCTCGTCGCGTTTCTCCTCTGACCTGCCAGGCGTTTGCCTGGGCCACCGTTCGTCCGCTACCCTGTACGTAGTTTTCGGCAAAACAGGGGTGACGATGCAGATCTATGGCGGGTCGGACTGGCGAAACAAGACGTACAGCCGTATGAACGTCTGGCAGCTGCAGCAGGCGCATCTGCCGCCTGCGCACAAAACGGAGCAGCAGCGTAACGCCGAGCTGTCCGTCGGCGACATCGGATTGTCTTCCCGTGTCGCCAATCAGCTGGAAGAAGCCAGCGTCTTCACGGTCCAGGATCTTCTTGCGCAGCAGGAAGACGTGATCGAGGCATTGTCGTTTCTTGGCGCCCGCGCCATGAAGGAATGCTGCCGGGCGCTGCGTAATCTCGGTTTCGACAATCAGTACTGTCATGTGGCCAGAAAACCGAAGCGGCGCTGATGTACGAAACTCTCGTCATCGTGCCTACGCTTCGCAGCCACGCGTTGCGCTACCGCCTTTTCGACCAGCTCTGGCACGATAAGGGCGTGGGCAAGGTACTGGTCTACGACAACGGAAACTCGTTCGGGATTCCGGACAAGAAAAAGCAGATCTGGAGCAAGATCCAGATCGTGCGACCTGGGCAGAACCTCGGCTGGGCCGCTTCGTGTATTGCCGGCATGGAAGCTGCCCTGGCCGTAGGCATGCCCTACGTCGCGTGTCTGAACGACGACGTCACGTTATCGCCGAACTACTTTTTAGCACTGCGGGACAGCGTCCGCGCACAAACGGATGTCGGATTGGTATCGTCACTGTACTCCGACAAGTTCTGCGCCGCCGCGCACTGCGCCGCCACACGCAAAACATGGCGCCCGCAATCGCGGGAGGTCGACGTACCCTACATCGACGGCACCTGCATGTTCATGCCGCTGTCGACGATTCAGCGCGTCGGCGTATTGGACCCGGGGTTCGACGAACCGCACTGGGGTCTGGACGTCGACTACAGCTGGCGGGTTCGCCAGGCCGGCCTTCGCGTCATCGTGACTCAGCGTGCGATGCTGTGGCACGCCGGTGGTATGACGGGCGACCAGGTCTACGGCGGCAAACAGAATCGATTACGTAAAGGGCAGGAGCAGCTGGGTCGAAACCTGGCCGCGAAATACGGTGAAGACTGGCGACGCGTGATGTCGCCGGCGTAACGAGAAGAAAACGTCAGGAGATATGAATGCCGACCCAGCAGGCATCCTGGGCAGAACGGCAGGCGCAGCGTCGCGCCCGTCGTGACTTGGTCTCGCTTCGATTCTTGATCAGGGCAGATGGCGGTTACGTCGATATCCGACAGCCGGCCGGAAACATCGTCGCTAAAAAGAGCGGCTTCAATCGACGGATTCACAGGTACGGCGAGACGATTCACTTTTTCGGTATCGTCCAGCGGCTACTGGCGGAACGCTGCGGGCTTATGCTCGCGCGTAAGACCGTATGGAAGGACACGCAGTTTTGCCACATGTACGGGCACGAACACTCTGTGTATCTCCGTACGCGAACTCGCGATAAGACAAGTAGACTGGTTTCGCACATCTGGCTCTACGATCCCAACGAGGCAGTGCGGAACATCGCACAGGAGTTCAACCGTGGAGAAGAAGTGCGCCTGCGGCTGAACGGCGACATTTTCCAGGAACGAGACAAGCCGCCGAAGCAGCCGAACTGGGCAGAGCTTCTGTGCGCCCGGCTCGAGGGGAAGCACAACATCGTCGTCGAACGACCGGGAGCGCGTGTATGAGCCGAAAGGCCGAGCGAGCGGAAGACGCCGTCGCCTATCTGACGGAGTGCACCCTGGCCACCGTGGAGTGGCTGTCGATGCGGAAAAAACCGCCTGCGCACGAATACAATCGACAGATCGCGATCGCGGATATCGGGCTCGATTTCTGTAAGACGTTCTGTACGAAACATTCCGGTCGTATCAAAACTCTGCTTGACCGAAACCTGTCGGTGCCGGAATGGGCCCAGGAGATCCGGGACAAGCATCAATCGAAACCCGAAGAAGGAGAACGTAAGGAATGAGCGATTCTGATTTTGTCCACATCAATCTGGATTCCGGACCTGATGGCGAGCCACAGGTGCAGCTCTCCGGGTATCCCGGAGAGCTCAACTTCTCTCTCGAGCAGTTCGGGCAATACGTATACGAGCACCCGGATCTGTTCGCGGAGCGTGCGATCTATTCGTCCTCCTGTGACTTTCCGGAGGAACACGGCTTTCCGGACGATTTCGACGTGCGGGAGTTCATCGAGAGGAAGATCTGCGAAACGTGCGGCGCTCTGCACGTTCGATTGGTGAATGACACAGCCGAAGACGGCACGGTCACAGGCAAGATCGTGATTTACCGCGGCCGTGAGCAGCCGGAGACTCGCTACACGATCGACGAGCTGCTCGCAGCGATCAAAGAGGATCCGGACAGGTTTCTTCACGGCCAAATCATGTTCAACGCATCCTGCGACCATCCGGACATCTTTCACCTCCCGGCTCAGTTCAACCTTCAGAACCTTTTCCGGTCGCTGACGAGACGTTATCCAGCCGGCGCATACGAAGCACGACCTCCGCAAGAGGACGCACTCATCGCCGCGGCCTTCAAGGCTCTGCGGGCGTTGTGTCACATACCGAATCGAACGATCCAGGCGGCGCCGAACAGAGTGACGACCTACGACATCGCGAGCGAGCTGGAACGGGCCCTGGCTGCCGTTATCGGCTGCGAAGTTGGCGATCTTATGGCCACCGAGAAGTACGAGCTCTGACATCAAGCAGCATCTGGCTTTTGCGAGGGAGAGGATCTGAACATGGGCTGGTTCGGAGGACACTGGCTGAACCGCAAGGGCGTGATTGAAGAACTCACGACCGGGCGGGACGAAGAAACGGCGGAGGGCGGCACGAAACGAAGAACGATTGTCCGCGTGCTGCGGCACTGCTACCGCGGTAATGCGTTCTCGGGTGTGCTGTGGTCCGTCTGGGAAAGTACCGTGCAGCTGGACGGCGTCCAGCTGCATCACGGACGCTGGATCAATTGTGACCTGCTGCAGTACTGGACAGAGACCTCGAACGGCCAGGTGCCCGGCTGGCACTACCGTCCGCTCGGCGACGAAAGGCAGTGGCCGTACTACTACTCGTGCCCGCTGGGCTACCTGGACCTGGTTCCGGAGAGTGTTTATCCGGAGCTTGTGAACCAGGAGTGGCGAATACTCGTGCGGCTGCAACACAAAGAAAGGCGGAAGAAGAGAAATGCCCGACGTGTTTCGATGGCGTAAGGAGCAACTGCAGCAGACGGTGCACGGCACGCTTGCCGTGCAGTGCGAGTACAAGGTAGGCGTCAGGGACGGGAATGAGGTGGCGTACTCCTTGTACCTGGAGCGCCGCGAGATAGCCGCGTCGTCGCTCTCGTACGTAGCGGACGGGTCTTACATGCAGGACAAAGCGCAGGTCATTGACTGGTGCCTGCAGCAATATGTCAGGCAGCTGAAAGAAGACGGTTACGAGCCGGAGGATGAGCCCTGGCCGCTCGTGCTTGCCGTAATCGATCCCGAGACGGACCAGTGGCACGAGTACGACGTTGCCGCGGAGTTCGCCCCGCGCTTCCACGTAACGCCTCGCGGGCACTGAACGACCGGTTAAAACCAGTTTTTGGAGCTGAATATGAAGCTCGAACCGGGAACGGTTTGGGAGTGTGTCCGGGCCATTGACCTGGGCGAATACGAGACGATCCTCGTCAAGAAAAAGCCCGTGCGCGTCGTGACCTGGCATCTCGGACGTGAGCCGGACTACACGCGAGACGACGTCACCCACGTGCACGTGCAGTTCCTGGCCTGCACATCAATCGGCGGTGGTTGGCAGAAAAGCTACAAGGCGAACAAGCCAGTACTTCGATTAAGGGAAGAAACAACGAATGAACCAGACACTGCTGCAGTATGAAGTCGAGATTCCGGATCTCCGTCAGCCTTTCGAATTCTTCGTGCCGCGGATGACCGACGAGTCTGTCGGTGGCGCGGAGCTCGTCGACAACGTCCTGACGCTCTGGATCACTGCGGACGCCACGACACCGACGCGAGGGTACGTCGGTCAGCTCTACGCCGTCGGGGAACCCTACGAGCGGCCAAGGATCAGTATCCGGATCATCGTGCGGCGGACGATCATCATTCCGGAGAGACAAGATCCGCGGCCTTTCTCGGACCGTATGGTTCTGCTCCTCGAACCGGACGAAGCAGAAGCAAGGCAAGAGGTCGCGAAAAAGCTACGTAAGGAGCTCGGTCCGCTCGGCGACATCATGCCGCCCGAAGTCCTCGGCAAGATCGTCGACAAAGCACTCGGCACAGGTGATCAGTCGAACAGTGATGATGAACAGGAGTGAGCTAGTCGTCAAAATGGGCTGTTTGTAACGGTCAGGTAAGCTTGCCGCCAAAAACAGCCCTTTTTGTCGTCGTGTAAGCTGTTCTTGCTGCGCTGAACAGCATAGCCTCGAACGGAGAGGTTTTTCAATACTGAACATAAAGTACCTGACAAGTTAGTGCGGCCTTTACTTTATTCCTTCGGAATAAAGCAGGAGAGAATTTTCAAAATACCAAGAAAAAGAAAGAGAGTAACCGATTAATACGACTAATATTACTAGATTAATAACGATTAAGGGGGAATAGAGAATGAAAAATGACCTGAGTAGAGAGAAGCACGCACGAAGTGCGTGCATATCGAAAGAAGGAATTCACCGTCGATCGAAACGAGGTAGCGCGTGAGCGAAAAACAAGTTGTTGACGACAGGACAGACAGTATCAAGCTGACCCTTACCGTGCGACTGGGTCTGCAGGACATGCAGAGTCAAAAAAGGGCTTTATCGCTTATCCTGTTTCGCGCAGACTTACGCGATCAGCATGAGACTGCCGAAGGTCTTCTTTCCTTGCTGGACTATCTGCAGGACGCGATTGTGGATCAGGGACTGGCGACGGAAGAAGAAGTGTTCGGTCCTGACTACGGAAAGGATTCGTGCGATGACGAAGACTGACACGAGTGCGGAACTGCTTGCGGACGATATCACTGAAAACGCCCTGGCCTACGTTCGTGCTGCGCGACGACCGCTGCTGGTTCCGGTGTATGTCGCAGACGATCCCGAGTTCGGTATCTTCATGCGGCTGCCCACGCACAGTGCGACCCGCTGGGAGCGTATCGCCGACTCTGCGGTGTGTCAGCTTTATCCAGGTGTTCCACCGGTTCGATCGACATGAAGGTAACGCACTACTCACTGCGACCTATGCAGAGTTCCTGGGAGCTCCCGTGGTCTCGCCGACTGGTTTTGCTCCAGACGCGGTCCGCGCAAGCTTCCACACACCGGTTTCGGGCGATGATTCGCCGGCACGTGAGCGATGCCGCCGACTGCTATCGCAAGTCTTACGACCTTGCGTGCCAGTCCAAAGATTCGTCGGACATCGGCGACGCGCTGTTCGCTGATTCGGAAACACGCGAGGAAAAGTACCTGAAAGTCGTCTCGCAGTTGGAGCGTATCATCAACTGCCGCCCTGCTGGTTTTCTTACGCGACCGGTGTCGTACACCTGCCGTGACCGTTTTGTGTGTCCCTGGTGCTTTGTGCGTGAGCGATTCGCTCCGATACGACGCATCATCGACATGATCAACAGCACGAACTTCGAGTTCGAGGTGCGTGTCTGGACTCAGCCCATTGGTGACGTGCCACGTAAAAACTGGTTCTCTTCTCCTCGCGGTCATGGGTTACACGGGTCGACCGATGCCTGGGCGACGGTACAGACCCTGGTCTATGACTATCTTCCGCAGTACGGTACTACCGGTCTGCGGAAGATCGTGCTGCAGTTACTTCCCGTCATGGCGGGTCGTAACAGCGAACACAAAATACCCGCCAATGCCGAGTATTATCGGGCGTATTCCCGTGACAGACTTACAGTCGACGCCAATGTCGAGCGACTGTTCCTGGTCAACTGGACCGAGCTGCTCACAGAGGAATTCGTGCCCAACTATGTTTTCTACCGACAATTGTGCGACAGGACGAGGTTCATGCGAATCTCGATGCTGCCCGTACTCAGAGCGCTGCTCAAGGATAACGCTGATGTTGATTCACCCACCTCCGAAGCCGAGTCGACTCTCAACGACGACTGGGATGATTGAGAAGTTCGAGGAGCTGGCCGATTGGGTGGAGTACTATCGCGGCGCCGCTAACGTGTACGCACGGGCCGCTGCCGCCCCGCGAGACCCTTTCATACCTCCCGTGCGTCGCGACGTGCTGAGGAGCGTTACAGGCCGCCTAGCGGCCTTGCCGATTTTTGACCTGACCTACTTCTGGTTGTCCTGCTGTCGTCTGCACGAAATGTTCATGGCCGGCATGAAGCAGGGCGCCACGCCTGTCGATATGAGCCAGGACGTTTCCTGGCAGGATCTGGACTGGGCGCACCAGAATCTGATCGTTCTGTTGGTGTCACGTGCGTCGAAACTGCTTGAAGAGGTGGCACAAACGACCGAACGGCGAGAACAAAAACAGGTCGCCGCCGGTCTGGAGGTTGACACATATCAGGTAAACGACTGGCTGAACTTCTACTTCGAGCAGGGTCAGCTGCAACGTTTTCTACCCGAAGACTGAGCTTACTCCGCGCTCAGGTGGTTCATCTTGCAGTCGACGAACTCCGGTTCGTTCACGTGCATGCTGATCGCGTTCTTGATCGCGACCCGGTGTCGGTTCTCGTCCCTGATGAACTTGGCCCGCTTGACGATTTCCGCGTCGGTGAGCTGGTCCTCGTAGCCCGCGCGTAACTCGCTTTCTGCGTCCCAGATACGGGCATTCGCTGTGTACAGCGCGTCAAGAAGTTGCAGCAGAACCGGGTCGCCTGTGTCAATTCCGTCGGTATAATGCGAGACCTGTTTGACGAGCAGTGCCTTGTCCATCTCGCTGTCCGGCAAGCGTTCGTACTTCAATCTTGCGATCGTAAGCCGGTCGCAAACGTCACAGATCGGTGTCGCGACAATCTTTCGTGCCATCGTTCGCTCCGGAGGTGCTCGTGTCTATCAAGTTTCTGGTTGCCAGTGACCTTCATCTTAGCGACCGAATCTGGGCCCAGCGACCCATATTCGGCGACAGTTACCATGCTCTTGATCAAATCGTCAGCCTGGCCCTCGCTGAAAAACCTGCCGCCGTGATCCTTGCCGGCGATATTCTCAACGTACAGACAAACCCGTCCGTGCCGATTCTGCGTATGTACGAGGCTACGGAGAAGCTGCGGCGGGCTATGATTTCCGTGCTCTACGTGCAGGGACAGCACGACTACCAGGTCGAGCCCTGGCTGTCGGCGTTCCCGAACACGCATCACCTGCAACGTCGTCCCTGGGAGTCTCCGCCCTGCCATGTCGCCGGGCTGGATTTCTCCGAGCGAACGGAACTGGTGCGACAGCTAGAGGAGCTGGCCCAACACCCTGTCGATGTTCTGGTGTTGCACCAGGTCTGGCAGGACTTCATGGGTGACATCGTCTCGCACCAGCTGTCTTCCGCCGACATCCCTGACAACGTGCGGCTTGTCGTCACCGGTGACTATCACGTATCCAGGGTGATTGAGCGGACGACGCCCAGTGGCGTGCACCAGAAGATCCTGAGCCCCGGGTCAACGCACCTGCGGTCGATCAACGAACCGGTCGACAAGTTCGCGTACCTGGTCCACATGAGTGGTCCGTCGCCGGTACCGACTACGCTCATCCAGCCGCTGCCGCTTTCGTCGAGGCGTGTCGTACGCATCCAGCTGATGAGCTACGAGACACTGGACGAGATCTTTGCCGCGATCGACGAGGGGCTCGCAGCCGCCGCCGACTACGCGACGAAGAACGCGTTGCCGCCTGAGCTCGTCTCACCCATGCTCGTGCTCGAGCACACGGACGATACCCTGGCTGCCGTTCGGTCGATCAGGTCGAAGTATGGAAATGCTGCACACCTGTTCTACGTGGACAGATCCAGCAGGGTTACGGCAAAAACTGGTTTTTGCGCCGAAGACCGGGCGACCGCTGTCCGGCAGGATCTGCGCTCGGCACTCGCCACTGTGCTGGATCCGCAGAAGGCACCGGCTGAGTTCGAGCTGGCGACACGGTTGTTGCAGGCCGACGACAAGAAAAATGCACTCGAAACCTGGTTTACAGGAGCACTCACGGAGAGCGCAGAATGAGAATCGATAAGGTTGAGCTGAAGAACATAGGTGTTATCCGCTCCGGCGTGTTCGATATGTCCAGCAATCTGGTCGCGCTGGTCGGACCGAACGGGTCCGGCAAGTCGACGTTGCTGAACTCGATCTACGCGGCGCTGACGAACGACTTTTCCCGCTTCGGTTCCAGCAAGGCCGCTGCGGTGAACAATGCCGCGGACGGAGAGCATGCCTATATCCGGCTGGAAGGGCAGCACCAGGGACGGAAGTTTACGCTGCTGCGATCTCTGGTGCCAGGCAAGAACGAGTTCGTGTGGACGGGCGACAGCGTCAAGTTCACACGCGCCGACGATGTAGACGCAGAAGTACGCAATGTGCTGGGCGTGTCGAAGACGATCCTCGACAAGTACATTTTCGTCGCCCAGGGCGACATGTTCGATTTCCTCGATCAGACGCCGAGCGTGCGAGCGAAGCTGTTTCAGCATATGTGCGGTGTCGAGGAGGCTGCCAAGGTACACCAGGCGTGCTCCGCGTTCCTGAGCCGCACGCGTGCTCACGATGTCGTGGATACGACGTCTCAGATCGACGCGGATATCACGCATTTGAACTTGGCGCTGGCTGCGGACGCGGCTGCGGTGACGAATGCGATGCATTCGATGATGTCCCCGGCGGCACGCGCTGAACTCGTGCGGCTGCTGGACGAAACGACTGCGTACGAGAAGCAGGCCGAGGCGTACAGGAACACGGCTCACCAGGTAACGATCGCTCAGGGTAACGTGCAGGCAGCTGCAGCGCGCCTGGTTGAGCTGGATGCCACGATCGCTCCGTTACGGGAATACATCGACGCGAACGCGGAGGCTTACGCGCAGGCGAAGGCTGCGATTACCGCGGCACAGCAGGCTTCTGTCGCTGTCAATCGGATGCAGGAGCTGCTGCTGACGAGGTCGAGGCTGCAGGAGCGTATCTCGCAGCTGGTCGAGCCGGACAGCGCTCAACTGCTTTCGCCGCACGACTCGGCACAGGCCTTCGGTCTGATTGGGCAGGCACAGCGAGCGATTCAGCAGTACGATAGCGTTCGCAAGCAGCACACGAAGCAGTGCCCGACGTGTCTGCAATCGATCCAGGACTCGCACATTCAGCTGCTGCGACAGGAGGCAGAAAAGGCGACGTCCCTGATCTCGCAGCTCGAGCCCAGGCTGAAGCTTTCGGCGTCCACGCAGCAGGCGATTACGCAGTACGCAGCGGAAAAGGCGCAGCTGACGCAGTCGTTCGAGCATGCCGACCAGCAGCTCGCCACGCTTACGTCCGTGTCGACCGCTGCTGCCGGCGTCGATCTTCGCACGCACGAATTCGTAGCGGACTACACGAGAAAGCTTCATGCGGAACAGGCAGCGCAACGTGAAAGAGCCGGGGTTGCGAACGCACTGGCCGGCTACGAATCGAGCCTGGCGGTCTGGTCGGCGGAGGCAGCGCGGGCACAGACCGCTCTTGCGTCGCTGCGCCCGCTCTCCCCTGAGTCCGCAGCCCAGTCGCGTGCACTGGTTACGCAGGCGGACGAGGCCCGTCTGTCCTACCGCGTACACCGGATGGCTCACTCGGATCGTGCTGTCGCTTGCGGTAAACTTTGGCGGCAGAAGGAGCACATTCAGGCGGAGATTGCGCGGGCAGCGAAACGGACGCAGGTTCTGGAAGTCGCTAGCCGCGTACTGGACGCGTTTCACTGGGACGCTCTTCCGAAGCGAGTGACGCAGTCGAATCTGGAGCTGCTCGTCGCGGACATTAACTCGAACCTGGTCGATTTCCAGGCACCGTTCACGGTCGAGGTGACGGACGATCTGAGCTTTCACGTGCACTTCCCGGATCGCAGGCCGCTGGACGCCAAGCAGCTGAGCGGCGGGCAGAAGGTCATGCTCGCCCTTGCGTTCCGCCTATCGCTCGACCGAATCTTCGGTGGCGGTATCGGAATGCTGTTTCTTGACGAGCCGTCCGCGGGACTGGACGTCGTCAACCAGACGATCTTCTACGAAACGCTGCGAAACATCGTCGCCCGTACGAGCGAGCCTCGACAGCTCGTTGTTGTGACGCACACGACAGGCCTCGGCAAGTTTTTCGACTCGGTTGTCGAACTGGGTACGGAAGTGTAAAAGAGAAAGCCGCCCAGTCGGCAGTCTGGGCGGCTTCGAGAAAAGGAATACCTGCACTTGAAGAAAACTATATCTTCGTGCGCATTCGGAGTCAACGGGCATGGGTGACGAGGCTACGGAAAAACCTGTTATCACTTTACGCAAGGTCGACAACGCGTTGCTCGTTCTTCCGGTAGACGCACACCTGCTGACGAAGCTGGAAAAGCTGCTGACGTACGACGAGCGGCAGATAGAGCGCGGCTGGATGGCCAAGCAGTCCGGAAAGTCGCTCAGCTTCGTTACGCACCGGCTGTTTGACGTGGACAAGAACCGGTCCATTCTGGCGACCGCGTTCGGGCTATGGGACGTCGTGCGCAAGACCGTTATCGACGCCGGCTACCAGGTGGCGTTCGAGGACGTTACGCAGTACGCGAACGATCGATTGACCTACGACTGGAACAACGTCGCCAACCTGCAGTTCAGGCCCGGTCAGCGGGAGTTTCTGCACGCGGTGACGCAAAACGTCTACGGCCGGTTCGACTGCAGTACGGCGTTCGGCAAGTCTTTCATGATTGGTGCCATCGCCAAGTTGTTTCCGCGGGCGCGGATCGATGTCGTCTCGAAGAGTGTCGAAGTGATTCACGGTCGTATTTACCGGGAACTACTGGACACGATCGGTGACGTGGGCATCATCTACGGAAGCAAGAAGATCTTGAACCGCCGCGTCATGTGCATCAGCCTGGCTTCGTCGTCGCATGCACCGGCAGATGCAGACATCCTGATCGGCGACGAGTGCCATGAGCTGAGCACGGAGCGAGCGCATGGCCTGCTTTCCCGCTGGGAGCGATCCCGTAACTACGGTCTGTCCGCTTCGATGGATCTACGCTGGGACAACAACGACATGCGGGCCCATGCTCTGTTCGGTCCTGTCGTGTTTCGCGTGAACTACCAGGACGCAGTGCAGGCCGGCAATGTCGTACCGATCACGGTCAAGTGGCTGAAGATCCGCATGGACTACAACCCGGCCAGCGGCTACTCCAGCGAGGAGAAGAAGAAGTTCGGTATCTGGCGGAACACGTATCGGAACCAGAAGATCGCAGAGGCAGCAAGGCAGTACGCGGACGACATCCAGGTTCTGATCTGTGTGGCGACGCTCGAGCATGCTATCCAGCTGAAGCGCATGCTTCCGGAGTATACGCTCGTGTATCGACCGGGAACATTGACGGAGACTCGAAAACAGGGTTACGTCGCCCAGGGTCTGTTGACGCCGGACGAACCGATAAACAATCGAGAGAGGCACTCGCAGCTTACGACCGCTTTCGAGCGAGGGGAGCTGAAGAAGGTCATCGCGACATCGATCTGGAACGTCGGTGTCTCGTTCAACTCTCTGCAGGTGCTGTTCCGTGTCGACGGCTGCGCCAGCAACATCAGCAGCGTGCAGATACCAGGCCGGGTGTCTCGCCTGCACGACGGCAAGGTGATGGGGGTTCTCCACGACTGCGAAGACGTTTTCGATGACGGGTTCTCCCGGAACTCGAAGATCCGAATGGCGATGTACGATAAGTTGGGCTTCACGCAGGAGAAGGAGCGGCCCTCGGTTTTCGAGCCGCCAAGGTAGGCTTGAAATTCTCAAGGGTCTGCGTTATACGCTTCTCTTTTTTCGGCTTTTCGGTACAATCTTCGTAACGGAGACTTTGCCATGTCCTACAGACAACTCGAGCCGCTGGTTCAAAACGCGCTCCCGTCTGCAGTACGGCGCGTGGAAGACGCGGCACCGGACGTCAAACGATTTCGAGCCGCCTACGTGCTCGAACGACGTATCCTGGAGCAGATGCGCTACGGGGCGTCGACGCCCGTGTACCATCCGTCAAAAACATTGTCCGGCGTGGCCCGCTATCAATCGATCGAGCGTAAGCCTCCGGAAGACAAGTGGCTGTCCACGTACGTGAAGCTCCGTCAGGTGCAGCCTCTCGTACCGTGGCAGTATGTCCGTGTTTTGTTTTCGGCGATTCGTTTCACGGACGCCCCTGTGCCGCAGCTGGCTCAGCTTGCGTCGGAGGCGAATCGCGACCTGGTCATCACGCACCTGACCAACATAGATGTGACGCTGCAGACGCAGACTACGGCTGAGTACCAGCGTGCCAATCTGAAGATTTTGCACCTCCAGCGTGGAGGTAGTGGTCATTCTTTTGCCCGAGCGGTATATTACGCTCTGGTCGATACGAACCTGGGCTTGTCGCCCATTTTTCGGTACTCGATGTCGGCTGCTTCGCTCGCTGCGATTCGTATTCGTGGCGGCAGCGAAACAGCGGAACCGCGTGTGCTGGAGAACCTGGAGCGTATCGGGCGCGCTGCGGAGTATCATGCTGCTCTGGACTATGCCGTGTTTCCGGATTTGTTCGATCGAATCTGGGGCTCGCGTATTCCTGACCGACTTCGGTTGGTGGCGCCAGGTATTTTGGCAGAAGCGTTGGCGTAGAAAAATCAGCTCGAGGACGGGATCATGCAACAGCAGCTCGGCAGGCTGTCTGACTTGCACGTTCGTCTTTTTCTGGCGATCGTGCTGCGAAACTCGTCGGTGTTCGATCAGTTTGCGGAACAATTGGCACCGACCGCGTTTGTGGATGGTGGTTTGCGTCTGGTCTGGCAGGCGGCGTTGTTACGCCGGCAGATTTCCGGGCGGATTCCGGTAGGACCGGAACTGCTCGCGGATATCGCTGCGACACCTGACGCTTCGATGACGGATCTGAATTTCAGTGAGCATCTACAGTCCGCGCACAATTTCGTGCTGTGGGCTTACGACCCGCGTACGTTTCTGGAGACTGCTCCGAACGTGCCGGAGATGGAGCAGTTCGCGTTTCAGATCGGACGTTTGCTTCTGCTTCGAGCCCAATCCGACACGCTCCTACAGGCGTTGCCGGGTACGGAGCTCGGAGAGCTGCCCACTGTGCTCGAACAGGCACAGCTCAGGGCGAGTGCTGCGGCAGCACTCGATTCCACAGGGCAACGACAACCCTTGTTCGTGCAGGGATGGGACACGAACGAGCCGCATATCGTACATACGACCGGCTTTCCTTTTCTTGACCGGTACATGGGTGGTGGCGAGACGAAGGGTGAGGCCTACACCTTCATGGCGCCAATGGGTACGTGTAAGACGACCTTCGCTGTCATGAAGTGGGTTACGGCTGGACGGCAGGCTTACGTGAAAGCGTTTGAGCCTGGCTACGACGGGCGAATCGGTTTGTCCGTATTCGTTTCGTACGAGGCCAGCCTGAACCCGGAGCTCCGGCACCGCTCGCTCTCGTTCGCAGCGCGAATCCACAAGGATCGGCTGCAGGCAATGGGTGGCGACGGTCTGCAGGCGCTGAGCTCGGATCCGGATCGTCCGTTGCCCTACGAGTTAAATCTGTTTCCGCAGGAAATTGCGGACGGTTTGTTTCTGCCGGAAAGAGCACGTATCGAGGCAGAACTGGGCTGGATGAACACGCACCTGGTGTGTCTTGACATGACCGGTGCCGATAAGGCGATGCCGTATGCCGGGCGTGGCGGCGTACCTGAGCTCGTGCACAGACTCAACGGTCTGTTGCGGGCACCGGGCGCATCGTACTACATCCAGTCCGTAGTGATCGACTACCTCGGTCTGCTGGTCGACCGGTATCAGAACAACCTACCGGCGAGGGCCAAGGTCGAGCCGCACAAGGCATACCAGGAAGCGGTTGACGTGGTCAGAAACTTGATCGCCAAACCGTTCGAGTGCCCGGTATGGCTCACGCACCAGCTGAGCGGTGCCGCGAACTCGATCCTGAACGTCACGCGACGTATCCACCATACGGATGCGAAAGGCTCGAAGAGTGCGGTGGAGAATGCTGACTTCGCATTCGTCGTCGGTAACCTGACGTCGGAGTCGATCGGGGTTCTGGACTGCACAAAACACAGACGCTACCGGCCTATGCCGCGGACTGTGATTCGTGTCGAAGGTGACATCAACAATATCGTTTCCCTGGACAACCATCTGATCGATAGCCGCGGGCAGATCGTAGATCGTGCGACGATGGCGGCGGCAGGGGCAGGTACTCCCCGGTCCGCACCGCGGATCGCGGCGCCTGTCGACGAGGATGACGACTTCGCAGAGATTCGTAACGGCTAGGAGACAGTCGTGGCTCAACTGGACGAAGCCGCGGCTGGAGTGCTCAACGTGACGCTATATCGTCGCTGCGTTGAGGTGTTCGGTCGCGTACGCATTACGAACCCGGGCGAAGCCCGGATCTATCGATCGATCGTTTACGGAGGACAACCACGTGAAGAAGTGATTCAACAAGGTGAGTTCTACGCGGTATGCTGCCCGCTTTGCTCGGACAGTCGTTTCCGCTGTTACATCAACCACGCCTACGGCACGCCGGACGCAAAGGGTTTCCCGCGTACGTCGCTCGTGCACTGCTTCAACGACGGATGCGCGTTGTCGCTGGCGGAACCTGAAGCGTTCCAGCAGATGAAGAAATATCTGCTGGGCTACCACCTTTACAACCTTCAGCCGACGATACGGCCAGGGCGTGTCGTCGATCCGTTCGCCCGCTGCGGTCGCTTGCCAGGGCCCTGCGTTCCTGTACGTGACCTGCCGGAGGATCATGTCGCATCACAGTACCTGCGAGGACGCGGGTTTGACCGGACGGAGCTGTCACAACGCTTTGACGTTCGCTGGTGTCCGGAAAGCGAAATGCGGCTTGCATGTCAGCGCATCATCATGCCGTTCTACCACAAGCAAAAACTCGTCGGATGGCAGGCTCGTCCGGCCTTCGACCTTCCGAACTGGAAAACAGCCCGGATTCCGAAGTATTACACAGCGCCAGGTTCGCCCAAGAGGTCTATTCTTTACAGCCTGGATCTCGCTCGGCAGTTTCGCTGTGGCGTGATTGTCGAGGGCGTGACTGACGTCTGGAGGTTCGGCGGTCCTGCCGTCGCTCTTCTTGGCGCCACGATCAACCCACAGCAGCTGGAGCTGTTTTCCAGCGTGTTCGCGAACGGTGCAGGAGTCATCATGCTCGACGCGGATATTCTGGACGAACCCAAGACGGAGGAGCACAGACGCGCTCGTGACGCTGCTCTGGCTGCGGCCGGTCAACTCAAAAGTCGTCTTGCGGGTGGCTGCTGTATCGTAAGTCCGCCCGCCGGGTGGGATCCTGGTAACATGCCGCGGCAGGATTTACGCAACTATGTCGTGCAGCAGGCGGCAGCTGTAGGTGTGACGATTGATTGGGAGGCGGCGAATGGCCCGCAGAATTTTTCATGACACGGATACGCCGCCGGTAATCGTAGCGGAACCGGCGGACGTCATTCGACGGTTGAACGAACGGCGACGGCAGGAGATCCTCGCGGCGAAGGGTGTATATCCACTCTCGGCGCCGGGTCTGCCGCCACTACACGTGAAGTCGTCGTTCGTACGCTACGCGGAGGCGATCTCGAGTTCGGATCCGCTACCGGCGGATAGCGACTTCGGCGCCAGGCTGGAGCAATGCGGTCCGAAGATCGAACAGGCAGTGAGCGAGGTGCTGTGGACGCAGTCGTTCATGATGCGTGTTCCGGTCGCGGCGTTTCAGGATCTGCCTGCGTACTTCATACCTGGTGTGTACTTTCCCTCGCTCAGCCAGCCGGGTGTCGTCGGACCGGCTGACGCGGAGGTCATGGTCATCAACAAGATCCCATCTTTTGCCGACCAGCGACAGCGGATGAGCTTTCGTGGCCGTGATTCATTGCTGTTCCTGGAGTACCTGAACCGGTACGTCGAGCTCCGAGACTGTTCGTTCTACTTCACGAACCTGCTGAAGTTCGTGCCTCCAGACAAGAAGAACCGGATTCTGGCGAACTGGAAGCACGACAGCCTGTTTCTTCTGATGCAGGAGATCCTGCTGGTACGACCGAAGTACATTTTGTGCCTGGGAGCCGAGGTCGCGAGAACGTTGCTGAAGAGCTCGGCCGCAAAGATCCTGGAGTCGCACATCGAGGATTACACCTATGATGCGAGGTTTGACGCGGAGTCACAGGAGCTGCCGTGCACTTCGCAGCTTATGACCTTCACGCACCCGTCGCAGGTCATTCGTGACCCGTCGGCGGAGCGGCAGATCGAAGCCGGACTTGCCCGGTTCTCCGGTATTCGAGCTGGCCGGTTTACCGGCGACGCGGGACGCATCGAGCACTACACGGTCTCTACGGCCGACGAGCTCCGGCGTGTTCTGCTGATGGTTGAGGCGGACGAACAGAAGGAAGACTCCGTCATCGCGGTGGATGCGGAGTGGCACGGTGAGCATCCCACGAACACAGGTTCGTACATTCGTACGATCCAGTTCGCGTGGAGGCCGGGTCGCGCGGTCGCAATCAAGTTCTGCGAGGCTGGCGGCGAAGTTACGGAGGCATTCGCAGGCAACGGACCTCGTGGCATCTGGCAGGACGTGATTGACGTGCTGAACGCGTTCTTCCTGGGCGGAGAGGTCGAGTTTCTCGGCGAGACGCTCAAGTTCAGACCGAAGCGAATCGTCGGTCACTTCTTCAACGCGGACCTGGAGTGGCTCGTCGAGTACGGGCTGAACATCCAGTCCGGGTTTTCCTGCCCGATCTACGATCTGCCGATCACAGCAGAAACGCCGGAGGAGCTGCGACAGCTCTACGCCAACGACGGGTTTCGCACGGGTTTTACGGTACCAGCCTGGTACCGGACGAAGTATGAGGGTGGTGCGGACACGGGCCTTATGGCTCACGCGGTCGAGGAGACGGCGGAGTTCAAGCTCGAAACGCTGGCGATGCGATACACCTCGGCGCCACGCTACGACGAGCACCTGCGACAGTGGCGAATCGACTACTGTACGCAGCACAAGATGAAAGAGTCGGCCATGGAGGGATACGGTGAGTGCCCGGACGAAGTCCTGCTGCCTTACGGCATGTGGGACGCGGACGTCACGCTTCGTATCTTCTACCAGCTGTCGACCCTTCTCGATACGGACTACCAGGGCAAGAGCTCTCGCGAGGCTTTCTGGGAGTCCCAGATTGCGACGCCGGCTGTGCTGGAGATCCACCGCACCGGCATGGTGTTCGACGATGAACGATATCGGTACCTGGTCGGTCTGTTCTCGGAGGCTAGGGATCGTCTGTTGGCTGCACTCCGGCAGCTGCTGAACTGGCCTGAGTTCAATCCGCGTTCGCTGATCCAGGCGAAAGAGATGCTGTTCGGCGAGAAGTTCAACGGGCAGCGAAGCCCGCTCACGGGCGAAGCGATCCGTGTTCGTCCGCCGGATGCCCGCTCGCTCAAGCTCACACCTGTGTGCGACACGAGCAAGCCTCCTCGCCCGTGGAAGGATGTACTGGACTCGGGCGAGCAGGATATCGTCTCGGTGTCTTCCAATCAGAAGGTCATTTCGTCGCTGTATCACAAGCTGCCGGACGGACCGAAGAAGACAGCGTTGCGGATCCTTCTGGACTACCGCTTCATGAACCAGGCCCTAGCGACGACGCTGAGCCCTCCGGTCATGGACAAGAAGACGCACGAACCGGTCTACGATACAGACGGCGAGCTCGTCTACGACGCAGGCCTGGCTTCGTACGTGTGCGGCGACGGACGCGTACGTACGCACATCTACCAGACGAAGGAAACGGGTCGCTGGTCGTCGGCCAGGCCAAACCTGCAGAACATCTCGAAGAAGCGGGACAGTGACTACAAACGGATTCTCGGGCCGGACTACAAGTTCGGTATCCGCGGTGTGTTCAAGGCGATACCAGGCCATGTCGTCATCGAAGCGGATTACGTCGGTGCCGAGCTTTTCGGCATGGCCGTGTTGTCCGGCGACGAGGCGATGATTCGGCATGCGACGCGAAATCAGCTGCCGGAGGATCACCCGGACTACTACGATATCCACTCGAACGTGGCGGTCCTGGCCTTCAAGCTCAGTTGTCCGCCAACTAAGGCCGGGTTGAAGGACATCGGCAAGGAACACCTGCGCATCGTCGCCAAGTCTGTGGTGTTCGGCTTCGCGTACGGTCGTGGTGCCAGGGCGATTGCCGTCGCAGCGGAAGAGGAAGGAATCGATCTATCCGTCGAGGAGGCACAGGCCGTCATCGACGCGATTTCGAGTTCCTATCCACGATTGGCTGCGTTCTTTGCGGAGTGCCGGGCCCGGTCAGCAGGCACGTTCGTGACTGACTTATACACAGGGGAGACAGCTCCCCGGGTCATTACGAATGCGTTCGGTCGTCACCGGCGGTTCCCGGAAGTACGCGAGGACGACTCGGCCCAGGGACGCGAGCTGCAGCGCCGTCTGGTAGGCGACTACGGCCGGCAGGCGATGAACTTCCCGGTGCAGTCACTGGTCGCTTCGGTGGTGAGCCGGGCGGCAGGTTACTTCGCCGCGTACAAGCAGTTGCCGCATGTGCCTGACGATCTGTTCAAGCTCACGCTGCAGATTCATGACGCACTGATCTTCCAGGTTCCGTACGCGAATGTGCAGCAGTTCTGCGAGCATGTGCTGCCGTACTGCATGCGGCAACGTGTACCGATCTGGCCGACGGGGCTCGACGGCAGCCCGCTCGATTCCGGACCGTACTATCTCGGTATCGAAGCGGATGTCATGGAGTACTGGGGTACCAAGCTGTCCGCGGAACGAGCGACGGAGCTGAGTATCCCGACTGGTTCGTTCAACGGTGACGGGTGTATCGTGCATTACTCGAAGTGATGACACGGACCTAAAAACCAGTTTTTGGAAGGGGCAGTCATGTCGCTTATCGCGATCGAGGGTATAGACGGATCCGGTAAGACTTCCGTATGCAGAGAGTTGGTCCGGCGTTTGCCGGACCTTCACCTTTGTTTCGGCGGAATGGCGTCCGCAGCCGATCTGAATCCACGGTTTTACCGAACCCTGGACGACGTCAAGAACAGCCGTGTAACGCTGGCGGATCCTATCTTGCGTGCCCTGCCGTTCACGATGGCGAGAGCAGCGAACAAGGAACGCCTTGTGCTCGCTCGTTCCGGCGTCGGAGGCATGACGCTGCTCGATCGCTATGTGATGACGAACGCCGCGTACGTGTACGCGGCGACGTTCGTAGAGACAGCGTCCAGGGAGCAGGCAGAAGCCGCGGCGGGAGCCATCCTGGTCCTGGAGTTCAATACGATCGGGTTGCCGGCGCCGGACCTGACGATCGTTGTGCGCTGTGATCCGCTCGTGGCACAACGCCGTCTTGCGTCGTGTGAAGCACGGAAGTATGATTCGTCTCCGGAGGCAGCGAAGGAGAGGGATTTGGTTAGGCTCGCAAACCTGGACTACGCATTCAGTGAAGGTTTGCGAGATCTATACAGCAGTTATGGTGCGGTGCGTGACGTCCACGCCACGCCGTCCGGTGAGGAACGGTCTGTTCCGGAACTCGCCGATCTGATCCTGGATGTCATCGAAAAGGAAGTACTGTGAGCAGAAGAATCTCGGCACGGAACGACGCGCAAATCGAACGCGAAATGGATCGCTCGTCGAACCGCAGTAATATCATGCCCAACGACTACCGGTTCAACCGGAGTTATCCGAATCTCTACCCACTTCGGCTGCAGAGCTTCGAGCAGGGTCAGACGACCGTGCGTATCTGGCCGATGCTCGACCCGCGAGCACCGGACACGAGGTTGTTGCCTGGCCGTGTATCCGCAGCGGATACGGCTGGCCTGGGCGGGCTGTCTATCACAGACACGCTTGTCGCACCGATGGTCGGACTTCGCGATCCGAACAAGCCGTCGGATCTCGCGGGTACGTCGGTTTGCTCGTATATCATCGCGCCTTTGCAGGCGTCTGAGATTTTCGGCATTCCGGTTCGCGAGGAGCCTTACATGCTCCTGCAGCGTACGGCACACAACGCGAAGAAGCAGGCGGACAAAGCTTCGCCGCGTGGCGGGTGGAGTATGCACTGGTCGGCTTATGTCGCGGATCTGGATGTTCCAGGGCGGCAGATGAAGACCAAAATGACTCCGTATCCGAAGAAGCAGTTTTTCGCTGTCTGCTCGATCTTCGAGAACGGGCCGGACATGAACACGCACTCACACAAGGTCAAGCAGGGCACGGAGAAGGTCACGATACCCCGGCAGGGATTCCCGTTCGGGTGGAAACCGGAAGACCCGTTGTACCTGCTCGAACTAGGTTCGTCAGCAGTACAGAACCTGTTCTATGTGCTGTCGCAGTTCAAGGACGGCGTAACGGGTGCAACGCAAGCTGCCAACCCGGCTGACCTATTCAAGGCAGGCGAACCGGCCGGCATCTACAACCCGGCCGACGGCACGCTCCGTGGCGGTAAGTTCATCACGTTCTACAACGCGAAGTACACACCGCAGCCGTTGAACATCGGTAATAACTACCTGACGTCCATGAACCTGCCGAAGCGTGCCGGACAGCAGGAAATGGGTGCGCAGTATCAGGCTGCAGTTTCGGACATGTACGTGATCGGCGGACAACCGATCGGGCCTGATGTGCCGCCGGAGCAGACTCGAATGATCTTCGAGAAGCACGGCTACTTCTACTCCAGCCCGCAGGACGAGACCGACGAAACGTACATGCTGGAGCTGCTTTCGATCGAGGAACGCTGCGAGATCCTTGCGAAGGCCTATGCTGCAGACCCTGCCTTCCTGGAATTCGGATGGCGAGAACGGCCGGAGTACTCCCAGTTCGATTCCGTCCAGGCGATCTTCCGGGCAAGGACATCCGTGCCCATGTCTCCTCCTGGCTACGCACAGCAGCCAGGGTATCAACAACAACCGGCGTATCCGCCGCAGTCCGGCTACGCGCAACAGCCAGGGTATCAGCAACAACTCGGGTATCCGCAGCAGCCAGGGTATCAGCAACAACCTTCTTACCCGCCACAGTCGGCTTATCAGCCGCCGCCAGGGTATCAGCAACAACCGGCGTATCAACCGCCCGGTTACCCGCAACAACCGGCGTATCCGCCGCAGGCTGGGCAACAACAGCAGCCGCTCAGCTTCGACCAGATGTCCGCAATGATGCCGCCGCCCGCCACGGCTCCGCTGCCTGGGGCCCCGCAGTCGGCTGCCGCCATTCTGCAGGATTTCGCCGGATCGCAAGCTGCGACACCGCAGTTCGCACCTCCGGTTTTCGCACCCGCGCAGCCGCCGCCTGCGGCAGCACAGCCGTTCGCGCCTGCTCAACAGGCACCCGTGGTTCCGACGTTCTCGCCGCCACAGGTAGCCCAGCCGGCCGGACAGCAGTTCGCTCCTCCGCCGCTCCAGCCGGCCGGACAGCAGTTCACTCTTCCGCAGTTCGTACCGCCGACCGGCGCTACGAATCCAGCGGTCGGCGTGCCTACCTTCGCTGGTGCTGCGCCGAACTCTGCGCTTGCTGCCGCGGCGGCTCTTCCACCGGGAGCAGGTGTTGCCCAGCCTCCATGGTCGGGAGGGGAGGAAGAAGAAGTGATTGGTGACGAGGAGTTCGACATGCCGGGCATGGATGCCGCGCTCGGGCAGGTGCAGGCGTTGCTTCAGCCGAACCGCAGGACCAGTCCGCCTCCGGCGTGATGTGGCTTAACGGTTCTGGCAAAATGGAGCCCGGTGGTCTGACCACCGGGCTTTTCAGGAGCACGTATGACGATGGATAGACAGAAGATGCTGGCCGAAAAGCTCGCCAGCTTACGCGCGACAGACGAGATCATCGATGTCGAGGCGGAACCGGTAATTACGCCAACCGTGACGCAGTCGGCGCCCGCGGAAGGTGCGAAAAAGAAGTCGAGAGTGCAGCCACGAAAATCCGCACTGCTGGAAGTCTCGGAACCCGTAATCGAAGTGTCGGACGAGCAGGTTCGGACGAAGGACGAGTTTACGGCTGTGATCGACCGCCCGGTGTCGTCTTCTCTGCGGGGCAATCCTTTTGCGAGACAGAAAAAACTCGACAAAAAGAAGCAGGCGGAACTTGAGCGGAAGTGGTCTGCGACCGAGGCTGGTACCGTACGCGGCGCTGGTTTTCAGTCCATCGCCAAGGCGCTGGCCTCGAAAATCGGCAACGAAGCCGTATACAGCTCGGACGAAGACTTCGCCCGGTTGTACTACGGCATACCGGTGGCGTCGATCGCTTTCGAGTGGCTGCTCGGAAACGATGTTTTGCCACTGGGTCTGCCCATCATGCTGGCCGGCGCGTGGGGCACCGGTAAGTCCGCTCTCTTGTACGAGATGTTTCGCTGGACCTGCTTGTCGAATGGGCTGGCGCATCTTATCGATACGGAGCTCAAGGCCGACGACACGATGCTGGAAGCGCTCGTCGACCGCAAGAAGAACGAAGCGTTCTTCCTGATGTCGCAGGCGAAGACAGTGGAGCTGGCGCAGGAAACTCTGCTGTTCATGAGTGCGGAAGTCAAAAAGCTGATGGAGGGTACGAAGGAAGTACCCGGTCCAGGCCGTGTTTTCCCGTACCTGATAGGTCTCGACAGCTACGCTGGCGCGCCGGCGCAGGAGCAGGCTGGTAAGGTGATCAACCAGGGTTACGCAGCTCGTGGCTACAGCGAACTCGCGCTGAGCTACTCGCGTTTTCTGCCTGTTTTCATCAGCGAGATGGCGCACTGGCCTTTCGGGCTGGTCGTCATCAATCACCTGACGGAAGGTACGAAGGAAGATGGCTCCGGCATCAAGGTCTATAAGACCAAAGGCGGTACTTCGGTGAACTTCCGGGAGGGTCTGGAGTTCCACCTGTTCCGGCGGTCTGCGATCCGCACGGCCAAGTTCAGCGGCATCGAGGTGGAGATCCGTAATGCCAAGAACTCGTTCGGGCCTACCGGAAAACGCATGCTAGCCCGCTTTCTTTCCTGGGTTATCGACGATCCGGTGACTGGTTTGCCTGTGACGAAGGTGATGTGGGACTGGCATTTCTCGCTGGTCAAACTACTGCCGTCGCTGGAGGGTGATGCCAAGAAACGTCTGCTGGAGCGAGGCGTGAATCTGATCGTCGATCCCAAGAGCTTGGTCAACACGCCGCGAGTGCGTATGCCCGCGCTCGGCATGGGTGTCGGCGAGTATCTGCCTTATGCGGAATTCGGTGCTCTGCTTCTGTCACAGCCGCAGGTCTGCGACCTGTTGCGGGATGCACTGAACATCAAGCGGCGGTATCCGGTCATCGGACCCGGCCCGGACGTCACGCAAGGCTTGCTGCAAGGAACCTCGTTCGATGGAGAAGAATAATCCGTTCAGTCCGTTGCAGACACGTGCGGATCGCTACCTGAAGAACGAAATGGCCTCGCAGCAATGGGAGTCCGCTCGTGTCGAGTGGACGATCAAACAACTGAAGCTGCAGGATGATGTCAAGGAGCTGAAAGCACGATCCGCGTTTGCGGATCGTGTCTTTTTTTCCACGTTCAACGAGTGGTTCGCGTCATTTCCGTTCCACATCGTTGCGGAGCCGATGATCGACAAAACGCCGATTGACGCGGACCCGCACAGCGTTCACCCACGCTGGTTCGCATCGTTTCTGGACCTACCGTTCGTACGGATGTACGAGGACTATTACGTGCAGCAGCAGGCCAGCGACGACAAACGTCCGCTGGCCATGGTCTTTCCCCGCCGCGGGCTGGCCCAGGGTTTCGTCCTGCACAACGGCGGCATGCAGTTCGTTCCGACGATGTCCAGCGCGCATCTTTTTCTGGCTGGACCACCTTCGGAGCTTTGTCTTTGCGTGCAGCCGTACGCAAAGCTGATCGAGCACATACAAACCAACATCCCCTGGCGATAAGGAGCAAGGACATGGGTACGGAACTGGCACTCAAATCACGCGGCGGCGAGATTGCGAGCAAGGAAGATCCCCGCGTTATCTACACCTCGATGGAGGAGGAAGTACGTGAGCTGGCGGTAAAGAGCAGCACGTCGTTGTCGCAGGGCAACCTGTTCACGATCATGGTGTGCTTCGAGCTGGGTACGGCAGTCGCCGAGATCCGGGCGATGACGCACCTGGGTGACGCCAAGAAGGAGCAGCAGATTCAGCTGCTGACTCGGTACTGGTCGGCCCTGGGTTACCCGTGCCGACTCGGTGACGCGTATTCGCTGTGCAGTGTCGCCACGACATTCACGCTCGACTACCTGCAGAGCCAGTACGATGAACCGCTGGCGAACGGGCAGCGGTTGTCCTGGAAGCACTTCGTCGCGCTCACGAAGGTCGAGGAAGCACAGCGTGGACAGTGGTTGAAGCACGTGCGTGCGAACTCGTTGTCCGGTAACCAGCTGATCGAGGAGATTCGGTCTCGCGGACTCGTGCAGAACGAACGGTTCGGCGGCAGAAAGCCGACCGTACCCAAGACGGCACCGGTCATGCTGAACGTGACGCGAACGAAGCTCGCCAACGCACGCAAGTTTCTGGAGGCAGCGAAGGACAGTTTCATGGAGACGTGCTACGACTACGCGCCGGACGCAGTAGACGAGCAGTACGTCAAGCTGGCGGCACAGACGGTCGAGGAACTGGACCAACTTGAGGAGCAGCTGCGGTTGCTGCGTCCCGAGCTGGAGAAAGTGCGCTTGCGGGCACAGACCGTCGTCGACAAGCAGACGGAAATCGTCGATGCAGACGTCGTCAAGGTCGTGAAGAAGGTCGTCAAGAAGCGTGGCGCTCCCAAGCGTTCGGTCAAAGCCGGCAAGTGAGGTGTAGATGTTCACTGTTTATTCGCTGCTCTACGGCGACTATCCGAAACTGGCCAGCAAGTTGCTGGCCGGTTTTTGTAGACACAGCCAGGTCACGGAGTACGTGTTCGGGTTGAATCAGATCTCGGACGCGACGCGGCAGGTGCTGCACGATTGGATCGCGGTTTCACAGTCGGCGACCATCGTCACGGTCGAGGACCGCGAGAAGAAGAACCGTGGCAAGTATCCGCTGATGCGGAAGATGTTCGAGGTCTCTGCGACGTCGCCGTCCGTCATGTGGTTCGACGATGATTCCTGCGTCGACTTCGTGCACACGGATCGCTGGTGGGACGAGATCGACAGCCAGTGGCATAGTCGATCTCCGGACGTCGTGCAGTGTGGCGCGATACACAAAATTCGGCAGCGCGGTCTGCAGTACGAAGTGGTTGCACGGCAGCCATGGTACACGGGTCAGCCGCTGTCTGCGGTAAGCAATTACACGTTCGTGACGGGTGGTTGGTGGATTGCGGACCGGTCGTTCCTTTCGCAGTGGGACTATCCGTTTCCTGCGATTCACCATAATGGCGGCGACTCGATTCTGGGTGAACTGGTTCGGCAGCAAGGCAAGAAGCTTATGAGCGTGGGTCGCCTGGGCCGTTGTCACTGCGAATCGTGTAGTCGGAAAAGAACGCGTATGCCAGTAGGAACGTGCGTGCACATCAATGTAGGCGGGCGTACAGGACGACGCGGCATCGGAGTGCGGGACGAACGCTACGTGTGGGCGAACGGTAACGTCGATCCGTCGCTGGAGCACCAGGATTTCACCGTAGAGGTACGAAACTATGGCTTTTAAGCTGCTGACAGCTCAGCCTGACGCAATGTACTGGAACGAAGGTACGGCATGGCTGAACTTGCCGATGCCGCCCGGGCTCAAGGAAGGTGTCTATGTTCTGGACGCAAGCACGAACAGCCAGGGCGACACGCCGGGGTTCTCGTTCGTGCGGCCGGGTAACGCATTGTTCCGTGTGCCGCTCGTGAACATGACACCGGGAGGTCCGCTGTTGTCGCAGGTATCTCCACCGGAGCTCGCCTACGTGATATGCGGCATAGAACTAGCCGGCAGGCTTGTGCGGGCAAGGAGCTGGCCCCGCTGGCCGGACGACATTCTGTGTGTCTACGTGCCGCAGCAGGACAAGCTCGTAATGGGACTCGCCGCACTTGTGTGAGGAATCGATATGGAGCAGGTACCAGAGCCGGAACTACCGCCCTTGCCACGTGTGCAATGGGCGAAGGTGCTCGCAGCGAAAGACGAGCTGCAGCACCGGTTGAGGCAGTTCGCTGGTTGTCCGATGGCGGGCGATACATTGCAGAGTGTGACGGATATCATCCGCAGCACGCTTCCGTCGTCCGTGGCTGAATCCGTCGTGCGTAACAGCCTGGGTAACGTCATCGGTGCGACTCTGACGGAGCAGACACTGGACGCTATCGCGACCAGGTTTTCTGCGCAATACGATCTGGTGTCGACGGGGAAACCATTGCAGCTCGACATCGAGGAGCTGGAGAACTTCTGGGCAGCCGCTGTCGTAGCGGACGCCTGGTACAAGTGGCGAAACGGTAAGTACGGCATTGCAGTTTCTTTTCGGCTGGTGACGACACCGGCGGCACCTGACATCGTGCAGCAGTGGTGGTCGCGGCAAAAGGCCGACTACATGACGAACTACCGTAACGAAAAGCGGATCGGTTTCGGATTCGGTCGTTTTCGCGTGGGCAGAACCGGAGAAAACCCCCGGGGCCTGCCGTATGTGCATCCGAAGCAGCTCGTCGGTCTTCGCTGCTTTCTTTACCTGTCCGGACGTCGTGACGGTAAGTGGCGCAGTACAACGATACGACACACGGCCGCGACAATGAAGTACAACACGACGCTGCTACGGAATAGAGATCGGCTGTTCACTCCGTGTCAGATCGATATTTTTTACAAAGAGGACTGCTGGACCTGCCCTATTGGACTTGACGTTTGCGGGCTGGCTACGCATCCTATGACCTACGTCGATACTGCCTGCGTGAAATGCGGGGTTACAGGCCGTTTTTCATCAGCGGAATCTCCTGTTTGTGAGACATGCGAAGCGAAGGAGTGACTATGGCTTTTCAGGTGCGGCCCCCGGCGGGCGATCCTCGGGCTTACGCCCCGAACCGAGATGTGGCATATCTTTTTCAGCCTGCGATGCAGCAGGTCGCGGCCTGGATAGAAGACGGAAGTCTCCCGGTGTTGGCTGAGTTCATGAAGAAGCAGGGTATCGAGCCAGCTGCGATCGGAACTGCCTGCGCCAAGATGTGTCAGTGCATGGGCGACGGATCACGTCCGGAGTTCAAGAAAGAGACCTGCGTAGAGAGCCTGGCTCGGTCTGGCTTCATCGAAGAACCGGTCGAGGCACAGCTCGCGGTACTCGCGGCTCTTGGCGCTGTGTTCGTAGGTGTGACGCACAAGGGTCTCCGCGAGGCTACGCTGGACGGTGTCGGACCGATGCAGTCGATCGGTGAGTTGCTTTCTGACAGTGAACGGCTGCTCGCTAAGTTCGCCGGAAGCACGGAAGGCAAGGCGGGCGATGCATGATCTCGCCGCGGTAGGCTACTTTGGCAGCTGGGATCCGACGTTCCGCCGCAAGTACGTGGCTGAGTGGCCCCGCAGCTACATGTGCCTGGACACCGAGTTCGATTCGATGAACTCGAAGGAAGGCCTTATCTGGGAGATAGGTCACGCCATCGTTCGTGACGGTGTAGTCGTGAGCCGCGGTAACTACGTGCTGAACTGGTACGAAACCGGCCTGTTCGACGCCGGTTACCTGGACGGTCGCCTGGCTGATATCGCCCGCCGGGTCGGCTTCGACTGGCGGTTGACGCCGCAGGTCGTAAAGCAGGAAGGCGGGAACGCAGTCAAGATTCTCAAGTTCTATAAGAAGCTGTTCGATTCGTGGGCAAGCGCCGACGGGCCGTTCGTGCTTCAGAACGGACAGAACGCTGACGAGGTTTTGTTCGACGGCAATTTCCGCCGTTTCCTGTCTTCGTCGTTCGTCTTCCCGGAACACACCTACTTCGACGTCGGTTGTTTGTTCAAGGCTTTTCAAGCGTGGCAGAATCCGCAGCAGTTCGGCGGCTATCAGCCTTCTTTTCGCCCTACGGACCTGGACACGCCAAAGTCCTACTACCGACGTGTGTCCGGTGTTCGAGCCAAGGGTTTGAAGTGGAAACTGGGTCTTATGGTAGACACATTTTCACTACAAGAAAAGCACGGATCAGGCCCGGCGAACTATCATAACGCGCTGTACGACGCCGAGTGCCTGCACTGGGCGATGATCGAGTTCGGTAATCTGTACTCGTTGGCTGTTCCGTCGGCAGCTGCTACTCAGAAGCTGGACGTGAACGGCGTGGCTACGATCGTGATGGACGAACTCTCGAAACCAGCTATGTTCGGTTACCCGCCGGGTAAACCCCCGGAAGCACCGGTAAGGCAAAGGAACGTATGAGCAAGGAATATATCGTAGGTATCGACCCAGGTAAGGCAAAAACTGGAATTTGCCGCATCGAGTTTCTTCCGGAGCTCGCGCACAACGCGAACATTGTGGAGGCTTTACTGATACCGAATCACGCGGTTCGACCTTACCTGGAAGACCTCGCGGCGAAACGGATCAGCTATTACGCCGGCATCGAAGGTCTTGTGTCCTACGGCGCCGTATGGGGCGACGACACGATCCGGACGGCGTATTTCATTGGTCGGCTGCTGACGTACTTTGAGGACGACGCTGAAATGCGTACGAAATTCGACTTGTTCAGTCGGAAGCAGTACGGCCAGTGGATCACGGACGGTAAGATCACCAAGGATGCGAATGTTCGATCCGCGCTCGAGACGACCTACGGGTCGTTCAAGAAAACCGGTCCGCTGGCTGCGCTTGTCGGGCCCACGTCGGACAAGCGTTCAGCGTTCGCTGTAGCGAAGTACTACGAATACAGGCTCATCGAGCAGGCAAAAGGCAACACGACGTTGCCCGAGTCGCTGTATCGTGCCCTGGAGACGGAAGAAGATGAGTGAGCTTTTTTCTGGCGCCACAGCGACCGACACAGCGAATCGACTGCTGCAGGAAAGCGTGGATATTCAGCGCAGTCTGTCTACGATGGTATCCGCGCGTAAGCTGCACACGGTCGCGACGACCGAACTGCAGGACCTTCTGACGACGCTGCCTGCAGGTCTGTCTGACGCGATCCCTGTGGAGTTTACGCCGGAGGAGCGAGCGTTACTGTTCGAGGTGTTTTCGGAACTCGCTGCCGTACGTGATCCGTTCATGCCGGACACGGCCGATCTCGTATCGGTGCTGGGTTCGTTCGTGCTGCCCTGGGTTCGCGACGTAGGGTTGAAGCGGCGCATCGAGTCGGCGAAAGAACAGCGGTATCAGTACCAGGCCGAGTGGAAAAAGCGGGCTGAGTCGACGATCAAGCTTCCGTTCAAGCTGACGATCGACGAGCAGCGAGGGCAGCAGTGCGGGCGCAGCCGTCCGCTGCTATTCGTAGCGCCGGAGTCTCTGCGCGAGCGGTTCACGGCCTGGTTGTGGCAGGGAATGATGAAGGAGAATCGCGGGAAGAAGTTTCTGGTGTTCGACGCACCGAGCTTCAACGGCGATATTCCGTTCCAGAATTGGGCCGGTCAGTTGCACATGCGTGAGTTCGTGGACCGGTTGCGGATCTACGAGAAGGACACCGCGCCGAGCATGGTCGATATTCTGTTCAACCCGGATTTGTTCGCCGGGCAGATGGAACAAGGTTCGATGTCTCTCGCTACGTACGTTCATGAGCTGCAGCGGCGGACGGCGCAGTGGGCCCGGCGATGGTCTGTCCTCTACGTCGCGTGCATGTACCTTGACGCGATTACGGTCGACGAGCAGTGGCAGATGACCAGGCTGGATCTGCTGCAGACGTTCTATACGGTCATTCGTGTTACGCCGGAACGATCCGGGTTTCGCGTGGGACATCACTCCGTAGTCACGAAGTCATAAGGAGACTACGGATGAATATCTTCGTCAGCTGGTGCTACGACGAGACAGCGAAAGCCGAGTCGGAGGAAAGGGAAATACCGACGCTCGAGTGGGACGCGATGCTACGCACGCTGGGCGAGACACCCGCGTCGTCTAAGATTGAATTCGACCGCGAGCTTGTAGCCGTGCAGATAACCGTGCCGGAGCTGCGGAAGTCATACAAGTTGCGTGCCGCTTCCCGTATTACGGCGGACGCACCATCCGTAGCGGAGGCTGCCTTCCACGCGTTCGAGGAGATTATCGGCCCGGGTCTCTACCTTCCGCCGGATTCGCGGATACGCATCATAGGTTTCGAGGGTCTGGGCGACTTTTTTCGCTGTCTGGCTGCGCACTGCTCGGTGTTACGCAAACCGCTACCGTACGCGTTCTGGGCGGAAAACTCTCGGCTTAAGGAGCTTCCGGTTTCCGGGTCTGGCTCCGCGAGGCAGATCCTCCAGGGTTATCTGGCGCTCGCGGAAGGCGACGACGGCGCCTGGCTCGCGGACTTGTATCGTCGATGGGGTGCTGTCGGCGCGAGCGCGCTGACGGATATGCGCGTGCTGCTTACGGTAGCTGGTCGCCTGGGTATGATCAGCAGCGGCGAGTACGACACGGGAGCGCCGGATGATCAGTGAGCGGGACCGGTTGAACGCTCTGCTTCGGGAGCCGGACAGGGCTTATCACTTCCGCCCGGAGGTGGTACCCAAGAAGCGCATAGCGTTCAGCGGAGTTCGTACGCTCGCGGCAGTCGAAAAGTACGTCTGGTACACGCCTGCGCTCATGTATCTGTGGGGACGGTTTTCGGATACGCCGCTGACGGACATCATGCATCGGGTCGGCGGCAAGGTGCTGTGGTATCGGTTCGACCGGCCTTTGTTTCGTGGCCTGGAGGCAGGCATCGACAGCTCCTGGAACCACATTTTGTGGGCTTACCCTCGTGATGAGTGGGACAAGTTCGCGGATTCCGTACTGGAAACCGCGCAGTTCGACATCAAGGCACGTATGCTCTATACCTACGCGCTGCAAGAGATCCAGGTCTATGATCCGATCAGCGTGGACGCGAATCGAATGTTCGTGCCGGGCAGAACGCCGCGGATCAAGATCGGCGTGTTCGCGGTGCGTACGAACCGTTATCAGATCGTGTTTCCAGCTGCGGCGTCTGAGACGCAGCTGCCTGCTCCCGCGAGATCGAAGCCGGACAAGAGCCTGGTTCGCCTGGCGGACAGATTCTTCGCAGACGCGACGTTGACGGACGACACGGCTTTCGAGCGATACAAGGTTTTTCTGCTGCAGCAGGAAGACGCGGAATTCGAGGAGCTGAAGCGGCAGTTCCTGGCGAAGTTCAAAAAAAGGTGAGTCGATGAGCGACGACGTATCGAAGTTGATGGACAACGTAGGCAGCGGAAAGCAAGGCACCGATTTTCCTATTGGTTCGTTGCGTCAAGCTCTACTGCCGGCTCAGCTGACGCAGGTGCACATCTTCCGTGCCAGTAGTGAGCCGGAGCTGATCACGACGATCGAACGCTGGGTCGTGGCTACGCAGAATATCGTGGTTATGCCTGGTCCGGTCACTCGTGACGGTACCGAGATCGTTATGCCTGTGACGTACGTGCCGGCTTATCGCCAAGGGTGATCCATGACGAACGAGGATAGGTGGCGAGCTTTCGTCGAGAGTATACCTGCGGTTCGGGACATACGTCATCCGACAGCGGACGTTCGTCCGCGTGACGACGCGACCGCTGAGTACGAGTCGCTGCTGGACGACATGCCGTCAGATATCGCAGGCATGATGGAGTCGGCTCGACCTGTCGTCGACAATGCGACACCTCCGGATTCCCGCACAGCGGTCTGGTGCTTCGCCGATATGCCGGACGGAGACTTTCCGCGGGTCTATTCTTATCTGACGCTGCAGGGTATGCTCGCTGCGCTGGCGAAGCGAGAGGGCTCGGATACGGCCGTATGGCCGTTCTATGGTTTTCCGTTTCGGCTCACGCGGCTGGTGACCGGGCCGGACGGGCAGCAAGCCAGGTATCTGCAGCTGGACATGACGACGGCGGTGCGGATTTCGGAATCCTCGGACATCTACGCCACGACTATGACACAGCTCGGACCCGTCGATTTCGAGGATAATGGCTGGCTTGGCGACCAGACGCTACCTCGCAGCCAGTATTTTCTCGAGCCGTTCGTCGAGGCAGGCGAGGATGCGGGTGAAGAGTTTACCGACGAGGAGTCCGAGTGATGCAGAACATGGTAGCTGTCGATACCGAACACGGTAATGACACGTTTTACTCTGAACCGGATGGACACGGGGCGAAGTCGCTCAAGGTTGTCGAGACAGGTACGTCAGGCGCTAGCCGCACGACACAGGCAGATGTAATTCAGATGGTCGTAGGAGAGGAGCGGTATTCCGTGAACGCGAACAGCTACTCGAAACTTGCAGCGTCCGGCGTACCGCCGATGAGCGCGATGCGTATCGCGGAACCTAGTTCCGGTACGCGCGAATCAGCCATGGCCTCGCTGCAGAACGCACGCGTAGGCGCGATGCCGTACACTCCTGAGATGCAGGCACAGCAGGGCTACGGCCAGCCACAACCGCAGTTCTATGGCCAACCGCAGCCACAACCGCAGTTCTATGTCCAACCGCCGCCGCAGCAGGCTCCGTCTTTTCAGCCTGTGCTTCACCAGCAGCAGCCTGCACCGTCTGTGGCACCTTCGGTAGGTGGTCCTGGCCTGCCGGCGAACCTCGTCACGACCGAAGTCCTGGCGCAGTCGCTCCAGGAAGTGCAGACGAACCTGATCCGCGGTCTCGACGTTCTGTACGCACCGCTCATGGAACTGGTAGCGGCCAGCAGCCAGCCACAGATTACGCCGATGGGTTCGCTGGCTGGCGTGTTCAGCGTGACGCCGGAGGAACCCCGCTATCAGGTTTTCTTCGATATGGGCGCTCTCGGGCTCATGAGTGCGCAGTACCACGCGGTCGTGTTGTCCTCGCAGGCGATCGTGCTGGCGTACGATACCCGCTACAGGCACAACCAGTACGTTCCGCCGGTGTCTCCGGAGAACGTGGCGCCATGGCGTGTCTCGTTCGTGGAAAACGGTGGAAGCCCGAGCGAAGGCTACGGTTGCGTATCACTCGGCCTGCAGTTCAATATGGAGCATGTCGACTTTATCGTGCTGCTGCGCGCAGACCCGGTACAGACGCAGGACTTTGGCAACGCGGAGCTGAGATGATGGAAAAACGTGGAATCATATCCCGATCGACGCCGGCCGAAGATGACCGTCGCGCCGTCGAGCATGTCAAACTCGCGGGGGACCTACCTGCATCCGACGCGGATGTCGCTAAGATAGAGGCTGGTCCGACGCGCCGGCTTGTGGACGGAGTTTTTTCCCAGGCCGTAAAGCGCGAACGTCGCCCCGGCTGAGTTGGAGTCGCTGATGTCTCTGTATGACTCGAATCCGTATTTCGGAGGTGCTCCTTCCTCTTCAGGAAATGTGCCTTTTGCGGACCCCTACAGAGACATGGCGACGGCGAGCATGCCGACGACCATCAACTCGGCGCTGCTCTGGGGCGAGTACCTTTGGTACGCCCAGGGCACTTACGCGATGGCCATGAAGCGGATAGCCAGTTATTTCGTGACGGAAGTCGAGCTGGCGGGACAGATCTCGCACGACGAAAAAGACAAGATTTTCGATTACCTTACCGATACGATCGGCGTGCTGCCTTTCGTCTACCTGGCCCTGCTCGACAGGTTGTGTTACGGCAACTCGTTCGTCAGTGTGCTTGTGCCCTTTCAGCGATTTCTGCTTTGTCCGCATTCCCGCGACATGGTGACGCTCAAAGAGGTCTACGAGAACAGCGTTTACGACTTCAAGTTCGATAGCGAGTTCAACTTCGTCGCCACGTGCCCGAAGACCGGCTGGCGTGGTAACTGGGAAGTGATCGACAAGCCGCGTGACGAAAGCCAGAATCTGATCCTCAAGCGGTGGAACCCGCACGAGATCGAGGTGCTTTTCGACCCGTACACGGACGAGTGCAGCTACTTGTGGCGCATTCCCGAGAACTACAAGCGGATGGTTCGCGAAGGGAATCTGTTTCACCTGGAGCGAGTCAACAAGCAGGTGTTGACCGCCATCAAGCACAACCAGCTGTTTCGCTTCAACAAAGACGCGATCATGCACCTGCGGGAGCCTACGCTGGCTGGCGTACGCTCCATGGGCTGGGGTCTGCCGCCTTCGCTGACGCACCACCGGCAGCTCTGGTATCTGCAGGTGCTGCGACGGCAACACGAAGCGATCGGCATGGACTATATCATCCCATTCCGTCTGATCACGCCAGCTCCGCGGGCAGGTGCCGGCGTGATGGGTGGCGTGGCGACGCAGGATCCGATGGCGGTGTATAACGGCCAGGAGTTTCACTCGCAGGTGCGATCGTTGATTTCCCGCCGTCGGCGTGACCCGGCTGGCTGGCATGTTTTGCCGTTCCCGGTGAACTACCAGATGCTGGGTGCGGACGCGAACAACCTGGTTCCGCTCGACATGATGACGGCTGCGGTCGATTCGCTGCTGAACGAGACCGGTACGCCGGTCGAGTTCTACAAGGGCACGCTCGGTATGCAGGCTGCACCGATTGCCCTGCGCCTTTTCGAGAGTACGCACCGGCTGCTCGTTAACGATGCCAATCGGTTGCTGCAGTGGATTACGAACACGGTCTGCCGCATCCTCATGTGGGAAACCGTGACCGCGAATCTTCGCCGTGTCACCATTGCGGACGACGTGCAGAAGCAAATGGCTGTTCTTCAGCTCATGGCTGGCCGACAGCTGTCCGGTACGAGCGGTCTTCGGGCGATCGGCTACGACTACCGCACCGAGCGTCAGTACCTCATGGAAGAAGCGAAGGAAGATCAGGAACTGCAGGCTCGGCAGCAAGAGGAGATGGAGCAGGCCGGTGTCGCCGCCGAGGTCGCGAAGGGCATCAACCCGATGGCGCCGCCGCAGCAAGGCGATCCGTCCCAGGGCGGGGCACCGGCACAAGGCGGTGCCGCGCCGGCGCAAGGTGGAGCACAGGGCGGTCAGAGCGGTGCGCAGATGGCTGCCGCCGGCGGTACGCCTGTGTCGACCTACATCCAGTCGATGAGTCCGGACGCGCCGATTACGCCGGCCGAGCTGAACTCGGCGGCGGATATGCTCGCGGACGAGCTGCTTGGGCTGCCTGACATGCAGAAGAACCAGCAGCTGCAGGAGCTCAAGAAATTTAACCCGACGTTGCACTCGCTGGTCCGCACGAAGCTGGACGAGAAGCGGCAGCAAATGCGGATGATAGGCGGACAGCAGGTGCAGCAGCAACAATACGGAACAGGTTGACGCTGCATGAGCGGAAGAGAAGTAAGAACAGGCTGGTCCATGAATTACGCGTGCGATGTCCTGGTCTACAGCTGCGTGACAGGCGGCTACGACCAGGTCGCGAAAACGCTTTTGTCCCGCACTGGCATATCTGATGACCGTGTACGTTATGTGCTTTACACGGATCAAGTTAGCTCCGTAACCCCTGAGGCTGAAGACGATCCAAAAACCAGTTTTTGGACGCTGCGTCCGCTGTTGTGGCGGCACCCGCTCTGCTCTCGGCGAACGGCACGCTGGCACAAGGTGAACAGCCACAAGCTGGACGTCAGTTCGCTCGTAACGGTGTGGATCGATGGCTCGCACCGGTTCAAGGAAGGCGTGAACGTTGTAGACGACCTCGTGGCGCAGGCTACGAGGTTGACGGATCTGGCGACGTTCAAGCATCCCGAGCGGAACTGCGTGTACCAGGAGATTCTGGCGTGCAAGCAGTTCCGCAAGGACAACCCTGTGCTGATGGATGCACAGATCAACCGCTACCGTGCCGAGGGTTACCCGGCCTACGCGGGTATGGTCGAAACGTCGTGCGTCGTGCGAAAAAGCTCGGCGGCGGTGACGCAGTTCAACAACGCATGGTGGCAGCAGATCGAAGCAGGAAGTTACAGGGATCAGCTGTCGTTCAACTACGTTGCTCGTAAGCAGAATTTTCTGTACGGTATCGTCCCGGGCGACCGGGTCAATTCACCGTTTTTCGAGTACGTAGGGCACAACTGAGTTGGGCGTATATCCTGTGATCGCAGTTGCCGGTCTGCCTGGTGCATACCTTTCGACTGTGTGCAGCTACCTGCACCAGAAAGGCTGGGCCATTACCTGGCCAAGCCAGGACTTGTCTTCGCCGGTCGCTTCGTACTGGGCGAGGAAGTCGACGAACAGCGAATGCGTCCGTCTACACGACCAGTTGCGTGCACGACTCGGGCAGTCGCCTTTGTCTCCGGCGTTCGCGGTGTGGTACCCGGACGACATACCTGGTCCGCAGGACTACTGCGGCAAGTTCAACCGGCCGTTTCTCGTATCGTGCGAGATGCTGGCTCCGGTATTGGACTGGTGGTCCGGACATGTCGATGTCGTCGTCGACGTGCAGGCAGACGACGAGGCGGTAGAGAAGCGGTTCAGCGGCATCATCGGTAAACCGGTGCCTGCCGTGCAGCTCAAGACAATCGTTTCTGCCTGGCGTAAGCGTTACGGAAGCAATCTGCGTCAGTTTCGTTATGTCGTATCGCTATCGAGCGAAGAGGTGTCTGCCCGCCGGTTCGGCGGGCTGGACGATTTTCTCAAGGAGATCATGAATGTCGGAACCAAAGTATGACCAGGATCGTCGGCATGTATTCATAACCCGAAGCGGACCGATCCCGTACACACACGATCAAACACCGACGTACAGCAAGAAGTTCGTGTACGAGTGTTGTTTCGGTACAGGGAATAGCTGGACGCGACACCATGTCTACGTGACCGAGGCGGACTTCCCCCGGGCGCAGGAGCTGTTGGATCATTGGAGCGTCGTGGGCGCGTGCGTGTGTTGCCCGCACCGGCATTATCGTACCGTCGGCGAGGGCCAGGGAGTCGGACGATGACAGATCAAGCGGCGCACCAGCTACTTGTGCCTCTCGTGGCGCAGATACTGCGTGAGGAAGGCGGCGACGTACAGGCGTTCGACCGCAAAGCTCGCTGGGTGGTATCGAGTGTGCAGCAGCAGCCCGCCAGGAACGGCGCACCGGCGGCTACGGAAGGAGTTATGGCCTTACGTCGCTGGATGGCCGAGCGCAACCTGGCCGAGATTTTGGCTGTCTTGCACAGCATAAGACAGTCTTTGTCGCTTCAGGAGGTACCTTCTTCAGTGCCGCTCGCCGCTGCTGTCGCTACGTTCTCGCTCATATGGGAGAACGGCTACCGAACGGATCACGTCATCGTGCCTTCGGCGGGTAGCGATCGTTCGGCTCTGAAGCTGGGCGAACTTGCACGCCAGTTGCCGACGACGATATCGCAGCTGATCCAGAATCTGGGTGAAACCGGATTGGATGAGGTTCGGAACAACGACGCGTACTACATGGACGCACCGAAGTTCGAGGAGCTCATGTCTGTACTGGACGCGTACGTCGCGACACAACCGGAGGACAGCCAACCGGCTTATCAGCAGATGTTGCAGCGTATTCGTGCGATGATGCAGATCATGACGGAGGAAGATCTTCGGTCGCGGTGATTCGACGAGTTTGAATAAGTTCCTTGCCTGCCGGATACTTAACGTAGGTCTATCAAGGTGCCCTATGCCGTACGTGTCCGACGCCCAGAGACGATATTTCAACGTGAACCGGTATAAGCTGGAGGCCGAGGGCGTCGACGTGGACGAGTGGAACAAGTCCACGAAAGGCAAGAAGTTGCCGAAGCACGTGAAAAAGTCAGCGGAAGGTCCCGCGGTACCCAGCTATCAGAAGATCACCATTAACGGTGTGGACCGCACAGGTGATCCCACCGCTGCCCAGCAGGTGCCTGATGCGGCAGTGCAGCGGCGCGAGCGTTTCAGAGCAGCGAAGGCGCCCGGTGGGTTGTTGGGGCCGGATCGTACATGGATCTCAAGCAACGCGGAGAAGTATATGCCAGGTTCTAACGGTATGGTCGACAACGGTCCTGGTGTTGCGACGACGAATACTCGTGACGCAGGTGCACTTGCGCGGCAGCAGGAGATGCCCAACGGAAGGGACGCGTTCAGCAGCAGCAACCGGCTCGATGTCGGTAGTCTGGCGTCGAAGGCGCGTAATTTGTGGAATAACAACAAGGCGATTTCCTCGCTGTCGTCCATGCCTGCGGATCCCTGGGCTACGACGATGCAGGCAGGGCAGAATCCAGCAGGTAATCACGCTGCGACACCGTCCCTTACCGCCGGTCTTCCGTCGAAGGGTCTTAACCCGGCTCTGCTCGGAGCGCTGCTCGGCGCGGGCGGAGGTGCTCTGGCCGGTGCCGTGCGTCCAGGTAAGCGCGGACGGCTACGCTCGATGCTGATTGGCGGCCTGGCTGGTGGTGCTGCTGGTGGGGCTGCGGGTCTGGGCTACAGCAAGATGGGCTTCAGCCTGGTCTCCGTTCTGCCGTCCGCTGTCGGGCGAGCTACCGCCGCAGGTATGGGCTACGGCGATAACGCGGATGTAGGCGCCCGGGCAGCGCAGGCTGGTCACGTAGCTCTTCCCGCCGGTGTCGCCGCGCAGGCGCAGACCGCGGGATTAGGTTCCGGCGTCGCGAATGCGGCCGAGAGTGCCGGCCAGAGCTATGGTCACTTTTTCCGCGACAACTTGTCGCGTGCAGTCTCCGGGCTGCAGTCTGCTCACCAGCAAGCAGGCGAGAGCGTTCGACGTATGCTGCAACCTGCGATCGACCGCGGCATGGGCACGGATAGCACTGGTTACGATCGAGTGAACGAGGCCAGTGCTCTGACACGATCAGGCAACGTACAGCGGGATCTCGCGAACTCGACGAGCCAGCTTTTCGGCATGCAGCCCGCACGGCAGACAACGCTTCCGACGTCGCTCAATCAGACTCCGGCGGAGTACGCCTTGCGCGGACCGGAGCCATTGGTTCCGTCGCGAGCGGGCGGGGGTCTTGATCCTCGCATTATCGGAGCTCTGCTCGGCGCCGGCGGTGGCGCGCTGGCTGGCGCGGTGCGTCCTGGTAAGCGCGGACGACTTCAGTCGATGCTACTGGGTGGCCTGGCTGGCGGTGCTGTCGGCGGCGTGGCTGGGCACGGCTACAGCAAATTAGGCGCAGAGACACCTGCTCTGACATACGAACGGCGACCCAAGTCGCAATCTGTCTGACCGAGCGACTACGCATGAAATCCGCTTCGCTTCGTCCTGAAGTACAGCTGCAACCGCACCAACAACGGGTTGTCGACCGGATGCTCTCCGGCGACAACCGGTTGCTGCTTTACCACGGGCTGGGCAGCGGCAAGAGCTTGTCGTCCCTGGCTGCCGCTGAAGCGGTAGGTGAGCCGTATGCCGCGGCGGTGCCCGCGTCACTCAAGCCCAACTACCAAAAGGAAATCGCCAAGTTCACGGAGAACTCCAGCCCGGAAGTCCTGAGCTACACCGGCCTGGGCATGGGCAAGGCGCCGACGAACGATCCGAAGACCGTCATCTACGACGAAGCACAGCGGCTCAGCAACCCAGGTTCCGCCGCCGGCCAGGCTGCGGCGCAGCTGGCGAATCAGTCGGATAATCTGCTGCTGCTGTCCGGAACGCCGATTACGAATTCGCCGGCGGATCTGGCGCCCTTGCTCTCGATGCTGCACAAGAAGCAGATATCGCCGCAGGCGTTCGAGAACGAGTTCGTCGGGTACCGGAAGGTTTACCCGTCTCTGCTCGGCCGGGTGCTGGGTCGTAATTCCGGCGAGGAGCCGTACGTAAAGAACGAGGCCAAGCTGCGTTCGCTGCTCCAGGGCAAGGTCGACTACCAGCCGAGCATCACACCGCAGGGCGTGAGCGTCGATGAGCAGACGGTTCGCGTGCCGTTGTCGAAGACACAGCAGAAGCTGCAGCGAGCTGTCCGCAGCCAGATCCCTCCGGAGTGGCGGTGGAAGCTCGACAAGCAGTTTCCGCTGTCCCGACAGGAACTCAAGAGCCTGAACTCGTTTCTGACGGGTTACAGGCAGTCCAGTTTGTCGACGCTGCCGTTTCGCAAAGACCAGAACCCGCAGAAAGCCTTCGACGATTCGAGCAAGCTGCAGCGGGCATTCGCGGATCTGCAGGCCGAGCTGGCCACGGACCCACGCAAGAAGGCACTCGTCTACTCGAACTTCGTGGGTGCGGGTCTGGATCCGTACGCTGCAGCCTTGAATAAGGCCAGGGTGCCGTACGGTGTATTCCACGGCGGCGTGCCGGTGCAGCAGCGGAACCAGGTTCTGAAGGACTACAACGAGGGCAAGTTGCGTGCGCTGTTGCTGGGCCCTGCGGCTGCCGAAGGCATCAGCACGAAGGGCACGAGCCTTATCCAGCTGCTCGACCCGCACTGGCACGAATCACGTCTTTCGCAGGCGCGCGGTCGCGGTTTGCGATTCGACTCACACGTGGGTTTGCCCGACGAGCTCAAGAACGTGAAGGTTCGCCGGTATCTCAGCCAGAGCGTGGACCCGTCGACATTGGGTCGACTGCTCGGTCGGCGTCGGGAGCGTACCGGCGATGAGATCCTGGAGGACCTGACCTCGCGTAAAGAACAGTTGAACGACGTGTTCCGTCGTATTCTCCAGGAAGAGGGTACGCCGGTCGCGCGTACCTGATTTACACTGATCGTAGACGTGTTTTCGTCCCGAGGACCTACGGACATGCTGCAAGATCTGGTTTCGTCGCTCTACGCGGCAGCTCTGCTATGCAAGTTCTACCACTGGAACGCTCGTGGCTCAGCGTTTCATCCGCTGCACAAGCTGCTCGACGAAGTTTACGACGTTCTGAGCGACATCGCGGACGAGCTGGCGGAGCGTCAGGTCGCCCTGGGCACAGCTGTGGCCACGACGCCGGATTCCGTGTCCAAGGCGTTCGCTTCGCCGTCGAACGGGTTCGTGTCATGTGATGCGTCGATCGATGCGGTCGATGATCTGCTGACCAGCCTGTTCGAGGACATGCGGCGAAAGTGGGACGGCGGAGTCGATGTCGTAACCGCCAACATGCTGCAGGAAAAAGCAGCTCAGGTACAGAAATACCGTTGGCTCGTGGCCAGTCACAGGCTGCCGCTGACCGCCAAGAAAGCGGAAGACGAACCATGGACGTTCGACACGCTGCAGACGCGTGTCGCTGCAATTCTGACCGCGGCCAGGAATACGGGAGCGAAAGACGATGGACTCGCAGACTGATCCGCGGCTGGCAAAAACTGGTTTTGCGACGTCCATGGCTGCCGGTGCAGGCGGCATGGGAGGCATGGGCGGCAATCCGATGTCGTTTCGCCGCAGTCCTCGATACATGCAGACGTATTCGCACGCGCAGCTCAAGTTTCAGCCCAGTCCTTTCGCGACACAACCAGGACGGCGTGTACCGGCTACGGCCGCAGGTGTTCAGCAGGTGAAGCAGGCCGGATTGGGTGAGTTCGCCACGGCGTTCTTCTCTGGTGCGATCGAAGCCGGGCATCAGATAGGCGACTTCCCCGCCCTCATCAAGCGGGCTGGCGCTCTCGTCGGACCGGAAGTCGAGCAGGAGCTCGCGGCCGAGTTTCAGAAGCTGGCCGGTGGTCCGTTCGACGTGGTCAAAGGTCTGGGCACGAAGGCTCTCGGGCAGGTACCGAAAGCCTGGAACGCTGCGAAGTCCTACATGCCGTCGATGAGCAAGGCTGTTCCTGCGGCGAATACGGCACGGAGAACGTTCGGCCAGGCGGCGAAGGATACGGTTGCGACGGGCGCTGCGACAGGTACGCTTGCGGCGGGTACACACTGGGCGAATGATCCGAACGCTTCGGTCGGCGATCTGGCGAAGACGTTTGCGGGCGGCGCTGCCACGGGTGGTGCTGTCGCGGCAGGCAATCGCAACGCAGGTGCCTGGGTTCGACGTAACGCAGCTCAGGCCGATGCTGCCGGTGGTATCGGTGCCGCGGCTGGAGCCACACAGGACACCTACGATCAGTGGAGCGGCACCGGTAAGCGTGTGTCGCTGCAGAAGGATCCTGTGACAGGTGCTCTGACGCAGGTACCCGCCGAACAGGCGAGTCGTACCGGCTTCAACGCAGGCCTGGGTGCTTTCGCAGGCATGAAGGTATTGCCGGCGATCAAGAACCGTGTCTGGGGCGCGGCGTCGCAGGTACCGGGCGGCACGGAGGCGCTGAACACGGCAGGCAACGTCGTGGACGACGTTGCCGCCCGGGCTCGGTCCGGCTGGTCGACACTTCGTAACGGGTTGGGCATCGGTGCCGCAGCTGCAGGTACCGGTGCAGGTATCGCTGTCGCGCGTGATCCGAGTGTCATCCCCGCTGCCAGCGAGCGAGCAGCCCGCGGTGCAGCTGAGGTACTTAAGGATCCGATCTCGAATCGGGTCGCTGACCGCGTAATGGCCGCGCCGGAGATGCGGGGCATCATGGACATGGCGGGCAGGTTCAGTCAGCCACTGCAGAACATGGGTCAGTTCTGGCAAGGAAACAAGGATTGGCTGGCACCGATGCTCATGCAGGGGCTCATTGGCGGTGCCGGCGGTTACATGGCAGGCGGGCGACAGGGCATGATGGCGGGCATGGTCGGATTGCCAGCGCTGGTCCAGGGCATGCAGTACATGGATCCGAACAGCTTCGGCGACCCGCGGATCATCGGCGCCTTGCAGCGCAACGGGCTGCTTGGCGGTGAGCAGGCTACGATAGACAAGACGCAGAAGGACCTCACGGATCAGGCCATGGCCATGGGCGAGTGACTTTTCGGACCGGTATCGCCCTGGCGGACCGGTCCGTGTTATACTCGGCGTGTCGTACTGACACGACTGCGCAGGCAACCTTTTTGGGGGTTAGCCACATGACAGACCGAATGAAAGGCAGGTGATCCTATCTCGGACGAACCTGTCTATAACATAGGATGTCAGCGGGTTCGCTCTCGTTCTGGAGCACGCCATGTGGCCGTATCTGTGGGCACCGGCCTGGGTAAAGCAGGTATTGGATTCACTGAAAGCGTGCATAGCCGGGCAAGCTGCTTTCAGGACAGAAACATTTGCTCGGCTGGACCAGCTCGCCGCGGAGACGCGCCGGCTGGACGAACTCTTGCAGGACGTGTTGCTCAGGCTCGGTACTAAGCCTGTACAACTGCAAGTGACCGCAGAAGAATTCGAGGGACAAGACATGATTCAGAAGCTCAAGTTCGACCTGACGCTCCCGACCACCGCCGCTCCGGACGTCATTCTGCGTCGCTGCACGCTGCGCACTGCCTCCGGTGACATCGTCAAGGAAGTCGCCGCGACTCCGGCGAACTACAACCCGGATACCGCCGCACAGGTGCTTCAGGGCTTTGTCGCGGAGCAGGACGAAGACGTCGAAATCGTGTTCGTCGAGTTCGACGACCGTGGCAATCAGACGCCTGAGACAGTCCAGGCTTTCGTGGTTTCGGACACGATCGCTCCGGGTGCCACCGGCCCGATCACTCTGACGGTCACCGGCGAAATCTTCGAGGACGACCCCGCACCGGAGCCGGAGCCTACGCCTGAGCCGGAACCGACTCCCGAACCCGAGCCGACTCCCGACCCCGCACCGGAGCCGGAGCCTACGCCTGACCCGGCTCCCGTCGAGGACCCTGACACGGATCCCGACACCGAAAATCTTGGCTGATCTACCCAGCTTGAAGCACATGACCACCGCAGGGCAACCTGCGGTGGTTTTTTGTTGACCTGACGGCAGGAAGCCGTTAGGTTTTGTCCGTCGGTGTGGAACACACCGGCTTGTGTTCGTGTGCCGGACGATCTCGTTCGGCGCACTACCCAGGTTGTCGCGGGAGACCGCGGCCGAAACGAAAGGAACCGAAATGTCGAAGTTTTCTACCCTGCTCCTGTTGCTGCTCGTTGTCGCTGGTTCTGCTGGCGCTGTCGCTCAACAACCTTTGCAGGCTGACCTGAATCCGGCGTTGTACACGCCTGGCGTGACCTACTACGACGCGGGCTCGGGTCAAAACTTCTACTACGACAGCGCGACCGGTCAGTTCATGATCACAGGACAGGCGACTGCTCCCGCGGTTACGACTCCGACGAACGCTGCCGTGCAGTTGGTGGCGAATGCCGCTGGTTATGGCGCCGAAGCCCAGATGCTCGCGATTCTGAACGATTGGCGAGCTCGAAGCGGACGCGGCCCGGTAGGCTGGGACTCAGGTCTTGCCTACTATGCCAGCTTGAACACAGGTGTGCACGCACCTGGCACGAACGGCGGCGGAGCCCAGTGCTGGGCAAGCCCGCAGGATCTCGTGTCGGCCATGTACATGTGGATGGCGTCGCCACCGCATGCCGCGATTCTTTTGAACGCGACAACTGCGGTCGGTGCATCGATCTGCCCGAGTGGCAGTACGCTGAACGCGAGATAACGGACGCAGGTAGCTTTGGGCCCGGGACTTCGGTTCCGGGCCTTTTTCGTATACGGAGTTCGCTATGTCGCCGTTCATACAACTGGGCGTCGTTGTCTGGCTTGCGTTCGGGCTGGCGATGATCGAAGAGGCCTGGGCACGTAAGCTTTGGGTGTTTAACCCGCTATTGCGTATGTACTGGAAACGGAGAGTGCAGCAGTGGCTGAAGATAAGGCGGAGCCGACTGGCAAGCCGGCTAAACCGCACGTTTTCCGGGTTCACGATCGTGTCGAGATCGTAAAGCCGGAGATCTTCGTGCGGTGCGGTTACCCGCTCGACCAGAAACAGGTCGAGAACGAGGTGCGGGATAAGATCTACAAAGCTGTCTCTGACCTGATCGAAGCTGCGGAACTGGTTCCCTGGCACGAGCCAGCGGGTCGTTTACGCAAGAAGATCGAGGCAGAGGTAGCTCATGCCGTAGCGAAATCGAAAGGCTTCGGCGGCAACAAGAGACAGATCTTCACGGAAAAGCGTGAAAACTACGAGGGCAAGCAGTTCGTCGTTGTCGGCAAGCGAGTCGTGCAGACGGGCGTTTATCAGCCCGGCAGTAGCTGCGGCTACGACGAGTACGATGCCGACCCACCTGCGCTGACACAGCAGAAGACGCATATTCTGTTGCGTCTTGCGTCGCTACCCAGGTCGCCGAACACGCTGTACGTGGATAGGTTCGAGATTCAGGCGGAATACGTAAGACACCTATCTGACAAGGAGAATTGAAGTGAGCGGACAAGACGATAGCTACATTGACCGGATCACGAGCGGTATTGAGTGGATCACGCCGGACATCGCGCAGAAGATCCTCGCGAACAATGCTCGCTCGGGCTTTCGCAACCGAACCCTGACACAGACTGTCGTGCAGCATTACGCCGCGGCGATGGCTGCCGGTGTCTGGGCCTGCAACGGCGAGCCGGTCGTCATCGGAACAGGCGACGAGCTTCTGGACGGTCAGCACCGTATACACGGCGTCATTGTGTCGAATACCTCACACCGCATGCTTGTCGTGAGGAACATGTGCCCGAGTGTGTTCCGCACCATGGGCAGCGGTATGAAGCGCACGGCAGCCCAGGTGCTGGCCATGGCTGGACACAAGAATGCCTCTGTGCTGTCAGCCGCGGCGAAGTGGCTGAAGTACTGGGACGCGAACAATACGTTCCCGGACGCGGTCGCCGACCGGACACGCAATGTCGACCCGGCCATGGCCGAGCATGTGATCGAGAGGCACCCTGGCCTCGTCGACAGCGTGCGTTTCGTCATGTCCGCGCGTTCGACGCCCTTCCACATCGCCCGCCCGCTGGCTGCTGTATTTCGCACGATTTTCTGCGAGTACGACGCGGTGAAAGGATCGCAGTTCTTCGCGGATCTGAACGATATGCGGTTCGGTGGCGACGGCTGTCCCGTGCGGGCGCTGACCGCTGCGTACGCTTCCGCGCTCTCCTCGAATCGCATGGAAGCCAGCGCTCGTGTGCGGGCCGGTTTCTGGTTCAAGGCGTTTAACCTGTATCTTCGCGGCGAGGGCGTAAGCGTGCTGCGCTGCACGAGTTCGGACATCGAAGCGCTGCCTCGCTATGTCTTTTCGCGACCAGGTCAAAAACTGGTTTTTGGCGACTAAATTTTCCGCAATGTCGTGTCACTATACATTGCAGAACTTAGGGACGAGCTATTCGTCCAGTTTTGTACAAGCACTACATGACATGCGGAGTTTTTTCATGTTCAATGCGATCGCAGAAATCGACATCTACAGCCACCCTGTCAACCTGGACGCCGAAGCGGCACGGGTCGCGAGGGAAGGCAACCTCCCGTCGACAGGCGGGTGGACGGCCCTTCGCAGGGCTACGATCGTCAACTTGTTCCGACAGCAGGCGCTAGGCCTCGCTCCGGTACAGGAAGACGACGCCGACCAATGGTTGGCGGATCGCGCACGAACAAGGGACGAACTGTATCGTCCCTGTTTCTGACTACCCACGCTGTAGGCAAGGGCACGTCACAAGCAATCTGTCCGTCGTTCGCTCCATCCGTGGAGTGGCGGCGGCGTGCTTATGACGTGTTCCTGGCCTGCAGCGATATTCCCGGGACCGGACCGTTTTCCTTAGCCCTTGAAAAGGAGAGACCATGTCAGCACTCGTAGCGTACGTGAACCAGCACACGCAGATGGTGTTCCCGACGAAACCGCGCAAACGGCGGACGGACGAAGAAGCGGCACGTGTCGCGGATCTGTTTTTCTTCGAGGTCGAAGTCGACGCACAGGCGACGGCGGATAAGCTCCGCGAGCTAGTGGAAGGACACGCGTCCGAGCTGAGCCCGAATGACGGCGTAGAGCTGCTCAAGCCAGGCACGTCGTTCTCCTACATGCAGCTCGGAGCCTGGATCGGATCGCAGGAGCTGGCGCTGCGCCTTATGGGCCTGGGCAATGTCCTGGGCTTGTGGCAGCTGATCACACCGCGGCTTTTCGCCCGCATTTGCGACCTGACTCAAGAGCAGGCGGAAGACATGGCGGGTAGAGGCTACGTCATGACACTCGTACCCAAGAAGGAACAGGCATGAAAGAGAAGATTTCGGTCGAGGCGTTTTGCAATCGCTACGGGCTGGACAAGGACACGAGGCACTACCTCGGCCGGTTCCGCACGATGCGGGAAGCCTGGTACGAAGCGGACTCCTGGGCACTGATCCAGGGCGTGGCGCTGCAGCCAGGCGTACTTTCCGACTGGGCGTACGGACATCTGCTGCACAGGTACATACATCCGGTGTGGTCTTTCCTGATGTCGTGGTCCGGCGCTCGGGAGATCATAGGCTTGCCGTCCTCGCTGGCGGACACACCTCGCTGGCTGGCCAGGGAGTATCTGACCTGCACACGGATGAGCCGCAAGCACAGCGCGGGTGCGACTCGCTGGCTGCGTCGGCACGCGCGGCCGGACTTCTCCATGGCGGCGCACACAGGACGGTACATACGGTCAATCCGGAGAGCAAAGTTCGACGTAGAATCGAAGTTCTCGTTCGACCTCGTGTCGTACGGTGGAGTGGTGTTCGAGGTCTCCGAAAACGAGCTCGAAGAAATAGACGTAAACTCTTTACCTGTGCTGGACATCGTAGCCTCGAAGAAGATCGCGCCGTGTGTCGGCAGACAGTACGTATCGATGTCGTGCGAGTCTGAGACGCAGGGCTAAAAACTGGTTTTTGGAGTCATGCACATGCCGGACGATATGACGATTGAAGAGTTTTGCGACCGGTACGGCGCATGCCGTGAAGGGCGTGAATGGGCGATTCAAAATTGCTCATCCATGCGTGACGCATGGGGCAAGCTCAAAACAGTTTGGTTGATCTGGGTCGCAACGCGACCAGGTGTTCTGACTGACAAGGAGCTTCGGATGGGTGCTGTGTATTGTGCCCGAAGAGTCGAGCACCTTATGACAGACCGGAGATCAAAGGATGCAATTGCGGTTGCTGAGCGATTCGCAAATGGTGAAGCAACA